GGGGCGCGACAGCGCCCCCAGGCCGTAAGGTGCACTGCTTCGTGGCGCCCGGCAGGGCGCCCTTGCCGCTTCGCCCCTGACTACTACCTCGCCGTCGCCTCACTTCCTGGTGGCCGCCGCCAGGCGGCCCAGCCTCGAAGCCTCTCTGTGTAAGTGTGACCACCGTCACTGCAAAAGCATCCGGACAAAACCAAGATCAACTCCTACCAGTAAGTAGAAGGCGAAGTTCGTAAGTGAGAAGTAGAAGGCTTGAGGCCCTGTCGGGCCTCGCTTACCGAAGCTCCTTACTACTTACGTCTTACCGAAGACTCCCTCGGGTTGACAGCTTCGGACAGCTACCTCTTCAGGTAGGACGTCACCGAGGGTTCAACGTTCCATGTCGGAGGTGATCACGTTGCCGAACTGGGAAGGGTCGGACAGGCGCTCGCGCCTTCCGGCTGACTGGTCCAAGATTCGGCTCCGGGTTCTGCGCCGAGACGCAGGGCGGTGTACCGCGCTGGATGAAGCGGGTGCACGCTGCGTCGAGGTTGCGACCGATGTGGACCACATCAAGCCGGGCGACGACCACAGCATGGGGAACCTACGCTCCCTGTGTTCGTGGCATCACCGGAAGAAGAGTGGAGCTGAGGGTGCTGCGGCGCAACGCGCCAAGCGACGTGCGATCGAGAAGAAGTTCCGACGCACCGAGCAGCACCCCGGCCTCCTGTAAGACCCGCGCTCCAGGTTCCTCCCAACCTGTAGAGCGTGTGCGCCCCCGAGCCCTCCTCTCCTCGGGTGAGGCGCCGGCCCCTGGCTCACCACCAGGGGCCCGAGACTTCTTCGGCTCGAAGGTGATGACAACGTCACGCGAACCGGAGGCCAGATGGCAGTGATGGCGGCAGCACTGACACAACCAACTCGCCCGCCCGTGCTTACCGAGCCGCACGCTACAACGCTCGGCAGTCGACGAAGGGATCACGCTCTCAGTGCCTCAGTTCAAGCATGTCAACAAGACCTCCTCTGGCGCGACCCAGTACGCGGAGGCGTTCACGAACACCGGCAAGAAGCCGGTCACGGTGACCGTCTCGGCCGATCCGGGGCCCGGTGGATACGGTCCGGTCAAGGTGGCCATCGGCCCTGGCGACAACACGCGGACCGACTTCTGGCAGCTTGTCGTGGCGAGCGGAATGCCTCAGCCGATCGAGGTCGAGCTCGGAGCTGGTGAGGGCCTGTACTACCTCGGCGACTTCTCGACGAACCTGCTCATCCAGGACTGACCAAGGAGGTGCCGGGTGACCGGGTTCGAGATCGCCTGGGCCGCATGGGCTGGCGCCTTTGTCGTAATCGAGGGCATCGCCCTGAAGCGCAAGCAGCCGGGCGACACGCTCTCCGAGCAGGTCTGGCGGATCTTCGGCACTCGACGTGACATCGAGTATCCGAAGGGCCAGCCGAACGGCCTGCTCCGACTTCGACGCTTCGCCCTCCTGGCATTCCTCGCCTGGCTCGTCGTCCACTTCATGACGGGCGGCCTGGTGTGAACGTCCTCTACTTCACCTCCCCGCACTGTCGGCCCTGTCGCTCGTTCGGCCCGCTCCTGAAGGGCGAGCTGGCTGAGCTCGGGGTCGAGGCGGAGGTGGTCGACATCAGCATCCCTGACGGCCTGGAGAAGGCCGGCTCCCACGACGTGTCGAGTACACCGACCGTCGTCATCAAACGGTACGGCGAGGAGATCAGCCGCTTCACTGGCGCACTCCTCGGAGATTCACTGAAGGACGCGCTCAGCGTCCTCCGATGAAGGGAGGTGACCGGTGGGCGCTCGCGGCCCCGTACCGAATCGTGAATCAGACCTCGCGCGCCCCCGGTCGCGAAAAGGGTCTGAGGAGCAAGAGACCAAGAAGGGCCAGATGCGGAAGGTCACGGTCCCTCGACCTGACCCCGACTGGCACCCCATCGCCACGAAGCTCTACAACTCGCTGAAGACGTCCGGCCAAGCCGACTTCTACCAGAACAGCGACTGGGCTCTGGCGTACGCCCTGTGCGATGACCTGTCCCACTACAAGAAGTCGGGCAAGCGGTCGGCACAGATGGCGCAGACCCTGTACTCCGCCTTCGGCAACCTCCTGGTGACCGAGGGCGATCGGCGCCGTGTGCGCATCGAACTGCAAGAGCCCGAGGAGGAGACCACTCCGGCCTCCGTCCTCGCCATCGCGGACTACCGACAGGAGCTCGGGCTCTCCGACTGAGGAGGTAAGCCTTGGCTCCGAAGCAGGCTGAGCTCACAGCCGAAGAGATCGAACAGCTCCCTCCTACGTTCCTCGGTCCCACCTGGCAGAAGGACAGCCTGGGCGCATGGCTTCTTCCGAAGCGCACCCTGGGTTGGCAGATCGTCGGGTGGTGTGCGGAGTACCTGCAAGCGGAGAACGGCGGCCCATGGAAATTCACCATGGAGCAGCTTCGCTTCGTTCTGCACTGGTACGCCGTTGACGAGCACGGGCGGTTCATCAACCGCAAGGGTGTCCTTCAGCGCATGAAGGGCTGGGGCAAGGACCCGCTCCTCGCGGTGCTCTGCATGGTCGAGCTGGTTGGGCCGTCGCGCTTCTCCCATTGGGAGGCCGGCGAGCCGGTAGGCATTCCTCACCCGCGTGCGTGGGTGCAGGTAACCGCGGTGAACCAGTCGCAGACGACGAACACGATGGCCCTGATCCCGTCGCTCATGACGGATCACTTCAAGGCGAAGTACAACGTCAAGGACGGCGCGGTGCTCATCCGCGCCAACGGCGGCAAGGCTCGCCTTGAAGCAGTGACTTCCTCGTACCGTGCGCTCGAAGGTAAGCGAACGACCTTCACCCTGCTCAACGAGACCCATCACTGGGTGAGCGGGAACAACGGCCACAAGATGTACGAGACGATCGACGGTAACGCGACCAAGCAGGACAGCCGTTACCTGGCGATCACCAACGCTTACCTCCCCGGCGAAGACTCTGTCGCCGAGCGGATGCGCGAGTCGTTCAACAAGATCCTCGAAGGCCGCATGGCGGACATCGGGTTCATGTACGACTCGATCGAGGCTCACGCCAAGACCCCGCTGACGGCGCTTGCGCTGCGCATCGTCATCCCGAAAATTCGGGGCGACGCGGTCTGGCTGAACGTCGACTCGATCATCCAGTCCGTGATGGACGCGACGATCGCGCCTTCGCGCTCGCGTCGTATGTGGCTGAACCAGATCGTCGCCGAGGAAGACGCGATCTACGGGCCGGCCGAGTGGGACACGCTGCTCGACGAGAACAAGACGCTGAAGCCGAACGACGAGATCGTCCTGGGCTTCGATGGCGGCAAGAGTTCGGATGCAACTGCGCTGATCGCGCTGCGCGTTCGGGACATGTGCGCCTTCGTGCTCGGCGTCTGGGAGAAGCCGGACGGCCCGCAGGGCGAGGACTGGACAGTGCCTCGCTCGGAGGTCGACTCCGAGGTGCATGAGGCGTTCCGCCTCTTCGACGTGAAGGCGTTCTTCGCCGACGTCGCCCTGTGGGAGTCGTACATCGCCGACTGGTCGGAGACCTACGGTGAGCGCCTGAGCGTGGCTTCGCCTACGGGTAAGGACGCGATCGGGTGGGACATGCGTGGTTCGCAGAAGACGGTGACGCTGGCGCATGAGCGCCTGATGCGTTCCATCTTCGACGCCAAGCTGGCCCACGATGGCGACCTCACTCTCCGCCGCCACGTCATGAACGCTCGGCGCCGGACGAACAATTACGGCATCTCCTTCGGCAAGGAGTCCAAGGACTCCCCCCGCAAGATCGACGCCTACGCCGCTCTGATGCTGGCGCACGAAGCGCTGTACGAGCTCCGTGCTCGCGGCAAGAAGGTCCGCAAGCGCACGGGCCGCGGCTACTTCATCTGACCCTGTGTAAGTGTGACCGAAAGGTGGTGAGGCATGGCCGACACCAGCCCAGCATCCCTGGCGAAGGAACTCCTCGCCATCCTCGATCGTGACGAGGCCCGCATTCAGCGGATCGACAACTACATCCACGGCAAGCACGACGACCCGTACATGCCGCCCCAGGCGGACGACGAGTACAAGCTGCTGGCCAAGCGGGCGATCTCCAACTGGACTCCGCTCCTGATCGGGACGCCGGCCCAGGCGCTCTACGTGGACGGCTACCGGCCGAGCACGTCGACCTCGGGCCTTCCGACCGCCTCATCCTCCTCGTCCACGCAGTGGACCCACTGGCAGCGTTCTCGCATGGACGCCCGCCAGGCCGCGGTCTACCGGGGCGCGCTCGGCTACGGTCACTCCTTCGTCCTGACGGAGAAGACCAAGAAGGGCGTCATCTCCAAGGGCCTGTCGGCCAAGCGGACGGCCGCCCTGTTCGAGGACCCCGCGAACGACGAGACTCCGTACGCCGCGCTCACCGTCGTCTCCAAGCCGCGAGGCGAGACGCTGGGCAAGGCCCGGCTCTTCGACGGCAAGAGCGAGTACGCGGTCCAGTTCAAGTCGTACACCGACGCTGACTCCATCAGGGTTGGTGCCGGTAAGCGCCACGGCGCGAACGAATGCCCGGTCACCCGCTTCGCTGCTTCGGTCGACCTCGAAGGTCGCACGATCGGCGTCGTCGAGCCGATGATCCCGCTCCAGAACCGCATCAACCAGACCATCTTCGACCTGCTCGTCGCGCAGACCTACACCTCGCATGAGGTGCGGTACGTGACCGGCATGGCGCCGCCTCTCCAGATGGAGATGGTGGACGAGAACGGTCAGGTCACCACCGATCCGGCGCTGGCCGTAGACAGCCGGCCCCGACTCGACGCGGCTGGCAACCCGATCCCGGCGAACATCAACCACAACGCCCGGCGCTTCCTCTTCGCCGAGGACCCCGACGTCAAATTCGGTTCGCTGCCTGCCGGTCCGATCGGTTCGCTGATCGACTCGGTGGACATGAGCATCCGGCACCTGGCCGCGATCTCGCAGACCCCGCCGCATCACCTGCTCGGGCAGATCGCCAACCTGTCCGCCGAAGCCCTACTCGCCGCGGAGACTGCGCTGAGCCGGAAGATTACGGAGTTCCAGTCCATCTTCGGAGAAGCCTGGGAGCGCGTCTTCCGCCTGGCCGCCGAGATGGAAGGCGACACCGCTGCGCAGGACGACTTCGCTGGCGAGGTTCAGTGGCGCGACATGGAGTCCCGCTCGCTCGCTCAGGCTGCCGACGCTCTCGGCAAGCTGGCCGACCAGCTCGGTATCCCGAAGCGCGGCCTGTGGAAGCGAGTGCCCGGCGTAACCCAGACCGAGTACGAGGACTGGGAGCAGATGGCCGAGGAGGATGACTCCGTTGGCCAGCTCGCTTCCGCCCTCACCCGAGCGACGCCCGACACGGGCATCACCGCCTCGCCTGACAGTGAGGTGGTGGCCGCGTGACCAGTCCAGCCCGACAGGCTGAGGCTGATCGCGCTGCGATCGCGTTCCAGACGGCACTGACCCAGATCGGGGCAGGCACCGTCCAGGAGGCGCTTACGTTGTGGGAGGACGTCCCGGCTACAGCCAGGGCGTCCACCGCCTCCTCTTGGCTGAGGAGAGCCATCACGCTGGTGATGGGACGCAGGCGCCAGTCGCGGGATCTTGCCCGCGCTTACTACCGCCTCGTTCGCGCTCTGCGGACGGGGAGCACGGTGGCCGATCCTTACCACCCCGAGCCCAGGTACGTGACTGTCACGACCCTGCGCGAGGAGTTCAACGCCTTGGTGCAAGGCACTGAGCGCCCCCAGGAGGGGCGTGCAAGTGACTCCCCCACCGAGACTTCGGACTCCGCCTCGTCGGCCGCGACCGGCCAAGCTGGGGAAGCTGACGAGGCGGCCCTCACTGATCCTGACGCCGAGCACGAGGCGGAACTCGACCGCATCCTGGTCGAGGAGATCGAGGGCCTTCGCGATGCGGAGGAGAGGATCGAGCGCGAGGCGGAGCAGGAGCTCCGCACTGTGCTGGAAGCCCTCGGGCCCAACAACCTCCAGAAGAAGGTCGACAAGATCGACGGCGCCAGGAGCGCTGACGAGGTCGACGGCCTTCGCGAGGAAGCCCGCAGGCAGGCCGGCGCACAGCAGGCCGCAGCCGCAGAGCGCGTCGCCATGAACGGCGGACGTTCGACGGTCTGGAACCACATGCAGCGCGACAAGCGAGCCATCGGCTACATCAGACTCTCGCGTACCGGAACCCCTTGTGGGTGGTGCGCGATGCTCATCTCTCGTGGTCCTGTCTACCGCTCGCAGAGCTCGGCTGAGTTCGCGGACGGCGACAAGTACCACGACAACTGCCACTGCTACGCGGAGCCTGTGTTCACGCGTGAGCAGTACAGCAGCTCGGCTACGTACGAGCTGAATCGCCGGTACGAGGAGCTGTGGCCCAAGGTCACGCGCGGCCTCTCCGGTAAGGCGGCTGTGTCCGCCTGGCGCCGGTTCATCCGGCAAGAACAGGCCGCAGCCCAGGAGGCTCGGCGATCATCCACGAACGTCCAGGAGGCGTGACAGTGCCCGAGCAGGAAACCACCGAGACCAGCACCGAGACCATTGAGTCCACCACGGAAGAGACCGTCGAGACGCCCCCGGAGGGCGACAAGCCTGAAGGCGACGAGACGGAGTCGACCGAGGAGAAGCCCACCGAGGAGAGCGTTCCGGCTGACGTGCTTCGCAAGAAGCTGACCGACGCCAACGCCGAGGCGGCCAACTACCGCACGAAGCTCCGTGAGACGGAGGCCAAGCTCAGCTCGGCCAAGACCGTCGAGGAGTTCGAGGCGGCGACCGCCGAACTGAAGGGGCAGATCGAGGCGCTGGAGCGGACGATCCTGCTCAACAACGTGGCCGCGAAGTACGAGCTTCCCGAAGCCCTCGCCAAGCGCCTGAACGGCGCCACGCCCGAGGAGCTGGAAGCCGACGCGAAGGAGCTCCAGAAGCTCATCGCTCCGGCCGCACCTGAGTCGCTTGGCGGTGGCCTCAACCCCGAGGACGACACCGACGACTTCGACCCGGTCAAGGCGGCACAGGCTGCTCGCCGTAGCCGTCGCTACTGACCAACCCTTCTGGCCGCGTGTGCAAGTGTCGCACGCCCAGCCTCATCTCCCCTACCGACAGGAGTAATCACCCGTGGCACACAGCGTTGTCAAGCCCGAGAAGATCGCCGCGACCGCGGCCGTCGCTCTGGAGCAGGCCCTCGTCGTCCCCGCGCTTTTCCAGCGCGAGGGCATCGACCAGTACAAGGGCGCCGAGAACGACACCATCAACGTCAAGGTTGAGGGCGTCCTCCCCTTCCGCACGTACGACTGGCGCTCCGGCGAGGCCGGCTCGCCCACTCCCGGCACTCGTCAGCAGATCCAGTTCGACGAGTACACCGAGAAGACGGTCGCCGTCTCCTTCGGTGGCAACATCTACTCGGCCGTCAAGCTGACCGACGAGCAGCGCGAGTTCGACCTCGACGGCTGGGCGAAGCTCATGACCAAGCAGACCGAGGCCATCGGCCGCGGCCTGGAGCGCGAGGCCGTCAACACCCTCCTCGACCAGCCGTACGCCGTCACTCTCGGCGGCAACGTGTCTGGGCGTGGCGGTAACACCGACCTGCGCCGCACGCTGATCAAGGCGCGCGACGTCCTCAACAAGTTCCGCGTCCCCACCGAGGGCCGCGTCCTCCTGGTCGGTTCCGACTGGGAGACCTCGCTGCTCTCTGACGAGAAGCTGAACCTGGCCGGCAACGTCGGCGAGGCCGAGGCTGTCTCCGCCCTGCGCGAGGCCAGCATCGGTCGGCGCTACGGCTTCGACATCGTGGTCTCGCAGGAGGTCCCGGCTGACGCCGCGTTCGCGATGCACCGCTCCGCGTTCATCTTCGCGACCGGCGCCCCGACCGTCCCGCAGTCCGTGTACGGCGGCACCGCCGCTCACAACGGTGTGGCGATCCGCTACATCCAGGACTACGACGCGAACTACCTGACCGACCGCAACGTGGTCAACACGTACAAGGGCTTCCGGTCCATCAAGGACCAGCTCATCGGCATCAACGAGGGCACCGACCAGGCGTACGTCTCGCAGTTCGAGCACTTCGTTCGCGCGATCAAGCTCGACCTCGACGCGACCGCTGACGTGCTGCCCGACCCGGACGGCCCGGACGCTGCCCAGCAGGAGCTGGCCGCGATCACCGGTGTCTCGGGTGCGGCTGACGGCGCTGGCGTCTGATCAACCGGCTGAGTGGGGCGGGGCCTTCGGGCTCCGCCCCTCCCCGTGAGTGAAGGAGAACCATCATGGCGAACTTCGCCACACTCGATGAGCTGAAGGCTCGCCTCGACTGGACGCTCGACGCTGACGAGGAGCGCATCGCGACCTCAGCCCTGGAGGACGCCTCCGACCTCGCGAGCTACCACACAGGTCGCGACTGGCCGGACGCAGCCTCCGCCCCCCGCCTCGTACGGACCTTGGTTCTGAAGGCGTGCAAGCGGTTCATGGACAACCCCCAGGGCTACACCCAGTCCCGCGCGGGAGACGAGACCCTGGGCTGGAACGACAGCCAGGGCGAGAACGCTGGCACGGTCTACTTCACCGCTGACGAGCAGAAGCTCCTCGCGGAGATCGGTGGCCGCAAGCCCGGCCTGGTCTCCGTTCAGGTCTCGGCCTGGAACTCGACGTACCGGCCCGTAAGTGCCGGCCTCGTCCCGGTCGACATCGACGGGCACAAGCCGTTCCCGATGTTCCGTCCGGACGGTGAGCCCTGGTGAGCTCGATGCAGCGTAGGCGGGGAGTTTCGGCGACCGTCTGGAAGAGCCGCTACCACACCGACAACCGCGGCAACGAGATCCTTGTCGCCGACGCGAGCGGACCACACCATGTTCGGTGCGCGCTGATCCCGCAGCGTTCGGCCCGAGCCGAGGTTCCCGGCCAGCAGCAGATCAACATCACCCGCATGATCGTGGACGCCAACCTCGAAGGGGTTGAGCTCTGGTCGCGGGTCGAGATGCTGGGCAAGGTCTGGGACATCGTGACCCCGCCCGCTTACCACCACGGCGAGCGCAGGACTCGGCACTGGTCGATCGATGTCCGCGAGAGGCCGAGCTGATGGCCTACATCTACAAGGGCCTCAACGGCAAGAACATGGCGGAGTTCATCGCCTCCCTCTCCGAGGTGCAGGACGAGGTCGACCAGCGCGCCTTCGAGATCGGCGTCAGGGCTGAAGAGCTCCTGATCCAGCACAAGGTCGAGGGCGTCGCACAGATCGAGATCGCCAAGGGCGACATCGACGCCTACGTCGTTCTCTCCGACGCCAACGGAACCAACGCCAAGTCCAACTCGAACTCGGCCCTGTCGATCGAGTTCGGCCGCCAGGCGTACGACGTGGAAGTAGTCGACGACCAAGGAAAGGTCATCGACCAGTACACGGTCGGCGCGATGCAGGGCCTGCACATCCTCGAAGAGGCTTCGCACCTCCCGAAGAAGCAGGGCCCCAAGGCCAAACCCAAGAAGCGCAAGGTCAAGATCAAGGCGCGTAAGAAGCGTGGGGGAGGTAGAGGCTGATGGCCGGTCTCCCCCCGGAGATCAAGGCGCTCGCCGAGCTCTCCCCGGTCGAAGACCTGATGCTCGCGATCCTGCGCGATGGACTGCCTGGCATCCAGGTCAACTCCCTGATCGCCAAGGATCAGACGTTCCCCCTCGTACTCGTTCGCCGTGACCCGTCCTTCGGGAACTGGCAGGGCGACACCCGATTCCTCGACGCAGCTCGCGTCGCGGTGCACGCCTTCTGCCAAGACCCCGATGGCGACGAAGACGCCGCGATCCTCTCCGAGGCCGTGCGCGTCGTGATCCGAGACGCCTGGCTCTCGCAGAAGGTCGTGCCCTCGCGCGGCCACATCACACGGGTCGACCTCGCGTCCGCCCCTCGTCGGGTTACCGACTGGGCGACGTCGACCGGCCCGGTCCAGTACGCGGACCTTCCCACTGGTGTCTGGCGCTACGAAGCGACCTACGACATCGAGATCCGCAAGCCGCGCACCCGCCCGTACCCCATCCCGTAAGGAGAACTCTTCGTGGCACTGAACGACAACGCCACCCTCGTCATCGGCTCCGGCAACTACCTGACGGCGCCGGTCGGAACCGACCTCCCCGAAGACCTGCTCGTCCCGACCTCCCCCTGGTCGACCGTGGGTCACACCTCGCTGGAGGACATCCTCTCGATCGCCTCCGAGGGTGGCGAGGCCACCACCATCGGCACGCTCCAGAACAAGAGCCTGCGCACCAAGTACTCGGCCCGTACCGAGACGATGACCTTCACCCTCCAGCAGTTCGACGTCCCCGGCCTGAAGCTGTACTACGGCTCCAACGCCCCGGTCCTGCCGAACGGCACTGTCGGTGTTCCGACCGAGCCGACCCCGACGAGCGCCGCGTTCCTCGCGGTCTTCGTGGACGGCGAGAACCACTTCGCGTTCTACGCCCCCAAGGCCGAGATCTACCGTGCCGACGACGTGTCCTTCGGTGACACCGAGTCGCTGGCCGGCCTGCCGATCGGCGTGAAGCCGATGGCCTTCGGCTCCAACACCTACACCTACGCGATCACCCCGCTTGGTGGAAGTGTCGCAACCGGCGCCTCTGCTGGTACGCCTGGCTCCTTCACCCCGGACGGCTCGGTCGCTCCGGCCAACCTGGCTGCGATGGCCTCTGTCATCGCGACGCCGACCTCCGCCTGGACCACGGGCCAGAACGTCGTTCTCGGCGACGCCTCCACGGCGCACTGGGACGGCACTGCCTGGGTCTCCGGCGCTGCCTGATCAGAGCCCATCTGATCCTCCCCGGTGTGCAAGTGGTGCGGACCTCCTTGCACACCGGGGGCCCTTCGGGGCTCTTCGTTCGACGGTCCGCGATCTGTTCACCCCTCAAACTTGGAGGTCCGCAACCCCATGGCCAACTTCTCCCTCGACTCCATCCGTGCCGCCGCGGAAGCGAAGTACGGGTCCACTGACATCGAGCTCGGCGACGGCTTCGTCGTCCGGCTGCTCAACCCCCTGCGCCTCCCGAAGGAGAAGCGCGCCGAGCTCCTGAAGATCCAGGAGAAGCTGGACGGCGACGACGTCGACCAGGAGCAGGTGCTCGCTGACGCGATCCGCCTGGTCGCCGACAACGAGAAGGCGGCCGAGAAGCTGCTCTCGGAGATCGGCTCCGACCTCGCGGTCCTGGCGCAGATCTTCGCGACGTACAGCGAGGGCACCCAGGTGGGGGAAGCCTCGGCCTCGGAGAGCTGATCGACAAGTACGGCGAAGGGCTTTACCCCGACCTGCTCTTCCACTTCGGAGTGGATCTCACTGAGGTGATCGCAGGTCGGGGGCCCGCGCCGGCCCTTGTCCTTGCTCTTGTCCAGAGGCTTCCTGATACCTCGCTCACGATGGCCCTCGCGTCGGGCGGTCGTGACCACTTCGGCTGGGGGCTTGACCGCCACATGCAGGCCGACATCTTCGACGCGATCAACCAGAACACCAGAGCCACCGGCCAGTGGGGCAAGGGCAAGGCGCCCAAGATCCCGCTCTGGCCACGCCCCAAGCCCCAGAAGAAGACCGACGGCGGCACGGGCAAGAAGGGTCGCCGCGTCTCCGTGGCCGACCTCTACAACAAGTTCAACGCCAAGCGGAGGTAAGCGATGCCCCAGGGTCAGGTCATCGGACGCGTCAGTGTCCGCGTCCTGCCGGACACCAGTGAGTTCCGACGCAAGGCTGAGAATCAGCTCGCCAAGGACGAGAAGAAGCTCAAGGTCGAAGTCCAGGTCATGCCGAACATGGCCGGGTTCGAGCGTCAGCTCCTCACCGAGATCTCCAAGATCAGTCAGCGCAACCGTCAGTCGGACGCGCGCAAGGTGAAGATCTACACCCGCATCGACACCTCGACCATGACGGGCGAGCTGTCCAGGGCGGTCCGCGCCTACACCAACCGCGCCAAGAACGGCGAGAAGGTCAAGCTCCAGTCCGAGCTCGACGCGGGTGACATCCACCTGAAGATCAGCGATCAGTCTCTGCGCGACATGACGCATCAGATCCAGGACTGGCGCGACAACAACTCTCCGCTGAAGATCAAGATCGAGCCGGACATGAGCGGCCTCAGCGGTGCTGCTACCTCCGCTCGCCTCGCGGTCCTGACCCGGCCCCGCACGGTGTCGATCGTCCCGCAGCTCAACAACGCGGCTGTCGCCAAGGTGGCTACCGCGCTGGCTGCGCTCTCCGGCATCCGCGTGCTGAACAACCTCTTCGAGAAGTTCGGCAACATCCTGAAGAACCTCGACAAGAGCGTCCCGATCATCGGCTCGCTTGCGTCTGCCGTGGCCGGCCTGGCTTCGGCTGGCCTTGCCGGTGCGAGCAACCTCTTCGCGCTGTCGGCATCGCTGGCCCAGATCGGACCAACTGTCGCCCTGCTGCCCGGACTTCTGGGTGGCTTCGCGGTCGGCATCGGCGTCACGATCGCCGCGCTGAAGGACTTCAACAAGCAGATCCCCGAGGTCAAGAAGACCCTGTCGGATCTCCAGAACACGATCAGCTCGAACTTCTGGGACAAGGCCCGCGCTCCGATCAAGGAGATGGTCGACTCCCTGCTCCCCGCCTTCCGTAAGGGTGTTGCCGACACGGCCACCGAGCTCGGCGGGTTCTTCGGCTCCTTCGCTACGAACCTCGGCTCCTCCCTCTCCCCCGCGCTGGGGCAGATGTTCACCGACCTGTCGTCGTCCATCACCATCGCGACCGGTGGAACCAAGGCGTTCGCCGACATCATCGCGACGCTGGGCAAGGTCGGTACCTCCTACCTGCCGCAGCTCTCGACGTGGTTCGTCAACATCTCCAAGCAGTTCGCCGACTTCCTGAAGGCCAAGGGCGAGAACGGGATCAAGGCCGAGGTCGACCAGGGCATCCAGGCCCTGAAGGATCTGGGCGGCGTCCTCTACAACGTCTACGGCATCCTGTCCGGCGTCGCTCGCGCGGCGACTGAGGCGGGCGGTACGTCGCTCGGCACGCTGAACGACGCACTGGCCAGCATCCACAAGACGGTCGACTCCAAGGGCTTCCAGTCCGGCATGACCGACGTCTTCAAGGCTGCGCACGAGGCGATGAACAACATCGCCACGACCTCCGGGCCGGCAGTCAAGAACCTGTTCATCGAGCTCGGCTCGCTGCTCACGACGGTCCTCCCGAAGGCCGGCGAGATCATCGGTACGGCGCTGGCCGCGGTGGCTTCGGCCCTCGCTCAGCCTGCTGTCACCGATGGCATCTCGGCCATGTTCGACGGACTGCTCGGCGCGGTGCAGGCCCTCGCTCCCGCGATGGCTCCGCTCGGCCAGGCGCTCGGCGCGATCATGCAGGTCGTTGCCGCGATGCTCCCGGTCTTCGGTCAGCTCGTCTCGGCGGCGATCATCCCGCTCGCGGGCGCCTTCTCGACGCTGGCTCCGCAGCTCATCCCGATCGTCCAGCTCCTCGGCGGCGCGCTGACGCAGGCGTTCCAGACGCTGGCTCCGATCATCCAGCAGATGGTCCCGATCGTCGGCGACCTGCTCGGTACTGCGTTCCAGTTCCTCGCCACGATCCTGCCCCCGATCGCTGCGATCTTCGGTCAGATCCTCCAGGCCGTGATGCCTCTGGCGTCCGCCCTGATGGACGCGTTGGCTCCGATCCTGCCCGTGCTGGCTCAGGCGCTCCAGACGATCTTCACGGCCCTCCAGCCGGTGATCGCCATCGCGCTTCAGATCATCTCGGCAGTCATCCAGCCTCTGCTTCCGATGCTGTCCGAGGTTGTCCAGGCTGTCCTGCCTCCGCTGGCTGACGCGATCTCTCGCGTGGTCGAGGCGCTTCAGCCGTTCCTTCAGGCACTGCTCGCGGTCGTCAACTTCCTGATGCCGATCCTCGTGCCGGTGCTCCAGTTCATCATCGAGATCCTGGCCGGCGCTCTCGTCGCCGCGATCAACGGCGTGGGCCTGGTCCTCGAAGGACTCAAGGAGTACTTCGTCGCGGTCTGGGATTACGTCAAGGCGTGGTTCCAGCTCTTCCTCGACCTCTTCACCGGGAACTGGAGCAAGCTCGGCGAGGACGCCAAGGCGATCTGGGACGCCATCCTCGGAATGCTGAAGGGCGTCTGGGACATCATCCTCGGTGCGCTGGAAGTCTTCTTCAACGTCGGCATCCTGGGCACGGCAGGCAAGGCTTTCAAGGCCATCGGCGCCCTGTTCAAGTCGGCGTGGAAGGCCATTGCCGAGGTCTTCACGGGAGCCTTCGCGGCGATCCGTGGCTACATCGGCGTGTTCATGACGGGCGCCAAGGGCCTGTTCATGGACGGCATCAAGGCCATCGGGAAGTTCTTCTCGGACGGCTGGAAGTCCATCACGGGCGGCCTCCGCCTGTTCTTCACTGGCGCCAAGGCGCTGGTGATGGACGGCATCAGGGCGATGGGGAAGTTCTTCTCAGACGGCTGGACCACGATCCGCACGACCGCCGTGACCAAGTTCAACGCACTGGTCTCGACGATCTCCGAGTGGATCGGCAAGGCCGTAGCCAAGGTCAAGGAGCTGCCCGGCAAGGCGAAGGCCGGACTGAGCTCGCTCGGTTCGACGCTGAAGAACGCCGGTATCGAGCTCATCAAGGGCTTCATCTCCGGTATCACGTCGATGTTCAGCTCGGTCAAGAACAAGCTCGGTGACCTCACCAGCAAGCTGACCGACTGGAAGGGTCCGCTCCCCAAGGACAAGGTCCTTCTCTACAACGCCGGTGTTGTGATCATCAAGGGTCTGATCAAGGGCCTTGAGTCGCAGTTCAGCAACGTGAAGAAGAGCCTGACCGACCTGACCGGACTGATCGGCAAGGCGAAGCTGAGCAAGTCGCTGACCGCCAAGGTCAAGGCTGACCAGGCTTCGCTGAACAAGCTGCTCTCCTCGTACGAGGCGCTGACCAAGAAGGTCGACGACGCCAAGAAGTCCCTCGCGGACCTGAAGGCGGCGAAGGCCGACTACGCGGCGAACATCGCACAGAAGATCATCAACGACGCCAACGTCACCAACATGGAAGGTGGCTTCACCGGGATCATCGAGCAGCTTACGCAGGCTCGGGATCAGGCGAAGCACTTCGCTGACGTGCTGGCCAAGCTGAAGAAGCTGGGCCTGAACTCGGAGATGTTCGATCAGCTCGCGCAGGCCGGCCCCCAGGCTGGCATGGCTGCGGCTGAGGCGATCCTCGGTGCGGGCAAGGCTGGCGTCGACCAGGTCAACAAGCTGGAGAAGGAGATTGCCAGCGCGGCCGGGAAGGTCGGAGCGACCGCAAGCCAGGTGATGTACGACAACGGCATCCACATGGCTGAGGGTCTGGTCAAGGGTCTGGAATCGCAGGCCGACAAGATCGAGAAGCAGATGCTGAAGATCGCTGACTCGATGGTCAAGGCCATCAAGAAGGCGCTCGGCATCCACTCGCCCTCGCGGGTGCTGGCGAAGATCGGCGCCTACGTCGGTCAGGGGTTCCGGAAGGGCTTGCTCAGCGAGCAGTCCGGGATCATGCGGGCCGTCGAAGACAGCCTGTTGATCGGGACGACCTCCAACTCCACGGCACGGAACATCGCTTCGGCGGTGGGAAGCGCCCTGGGCAACGGCTCCTCGACCGGGGGCAGCTCGAAGACTCTCAACTACTACGCGGCACCCGGCTCCTCGCTCAGCTCCGAGGAAGATCTGTTCGCCGCCGCCAACCGAGCCAGGATGGGATGGTGAAGTAAGTGCCAAAGCTCCTGCTTGTGAGCGGTGCGGACACGATCGACCTCAACGAGATCGACGAGCAGGGGGTGGGGTTCCAGGCCAAGTCCGGTGTGACTGGCCTGGGCCTGCCCCCGGTCTCGGTCCAGTGGCTGGAAGGCGCCGGAGACGGCGCCATCTTCCGCAGGACCCGCGTACAGACCAGAGACATCGACATCCCCATCGACATCCTGGCGCTCGACCGAGCGGACCTTCAGGACAGGCTCTCCCGGCTGGCCCTTGTGCTGGCCGGGGGGTCCACCCTGGTCCTCCAGAACGGGGACGGTAGCGAGTGGCGCACGGACGTGTGGCGCGTCGGAGGTGGCGAGTACACCTACGGCGAGGACACGATCGGTGAGAACGAGTTCCAGACGGTTCTCACCCTGCGGGCCGGCGACCCGTACTTCACCAGCTCTCAGCAGCAGGTGCGTACGATCTCCGGTGCCACGGGGGCGAGCGCGTTCCTCACGAACCTCGTCACGATGAAGGTCGCCCCTTCGCAGGCGATCGGCTCCATCGACCTTTCCAACTCGGGTGACGCTGCGGCGTACCCGGTGTGGGAGGTCCGCGGTCCGGGTGACCACTTCGTCGCCACGTCACCCACTGGCGAGACGCTGAAGTGGAACGGCACTCTCACCGCCTCACAGAAGCTCATCGTCGACACCCGCAAGGGGACGGTGGTGGACGAGACCGGCGCCAACCGGTACGACCTGTTGGACACTGCTCCACGCTTCTGGACCGTTGAGCCCGGCGAGTCCACCGCGACCGCCTCTCTGTTGAACACCACCAGCGCCTCGCAGATCACCTGCTCCTGGTACCCCCGGAAGTGGATGGTGATCTGAGTGCGCCTGGAAGACATCACCGTTGAGGTGCGTGACAAGAACCTGGTTCGAAGGGGCATCATCCGCCCCGAGGAGCTGGACCTCGAACTCACGGACAACTTCAACAACCTCGGCTCATGGTCGCTGACCCTGGCGTCGGAGCATCCGCTGTGTGACACGCTGCGGACGCCCGGCTCCGGGGTCATCATCACCGGGCCAGACGACGTCTTGCTGTCCGGGCCGATGGTGAAGTCGGAGTTCTCTTCGACCCCCACCGACCCGGACGGGACGGTCTCCTTCGAAGGCGTGTCAGACACTGTCTGTCTTGCGGATTCGCTGGCCTTCCCGCAGCCGTCCAACGCGGACGGCGCCAGTCAGACAGAGGCGCATGACGTCCGCTCCGGCAAGGTCGAGACTGTCATGCACGCGTATGTCAACGCCAACATCGGTCCGTCAGCTCCGGCTGCTCGTCGTAAGACGGGGCTCATCATGGGCACGGACGGAGCGCGCGGGCCGATCATCAACCAGTCCGCGCGCTTCCCGGTGCTGGGCAACCTGCTCACTGAGATCGCCCTGTTGGGCCAGCTCGGTTTCCGTGTCGTGCAGCGTGGGGCGAACCTGGTCTTCGAGACCTACGCCATCACCGACCGCACGGCGTTCGTCCGGCTCGACGTCCGCAACGGGACGCTCTCCGGGCAGAAGGTCGGCATCTCCCCGCCCGGCGTCACACGCGCCATCGTGGCGGGGCAGGGCGACCTCACCGAGCGCCAGTTCCTCCAGGTCGACAACGCCGAGTCCATCGCCGCAGAGGCTGACTGGGGCCGGCGCATCGAGCAGTTCATCGACCAGCGCAACACCGACGACTGGACCGAGCTCCAGCAGGCCGGAGACGAGGCGCTGGAAGGCGCGGGCTTCACCGCGATCAACGTCCAGGTCGTACCGATGGAGGACAGCCAGGCCCGCTTCGGCAAGGAGTGGGGACTCGGTGACAGCCTCGTCGTCATCGTCGATGACCAGGAGCTGAAGTCCACCGTCACCGGCTACATCATCAAGGCCGACCGAGACGGTTTCCGGCTCGGCGCCCTGCTCGGTGACGCCACTGGCTTCGACGCATCTGCCGCGCTGAACAAGCGCGTGGCCAACACCGAGACCCGCCTGTCCAACCTGGAGGCCAACTCCGGAGGCGGCGGCTCCTCTCCGTCCGATCAGATCATGCAAATCATGGGGGTGTGGTAAGCGATGGCGAACACGCCGAAGCGCCTGTCCAGAGGCAACACTTCGACGACGCTGACAAGCGTCTACACGGTGCCGGCCAGCACGACGACGATCGTGACGAACATCGTGGTGGCCAACTCGGGCACCAGCGCGGCGACGATCCTGCTCCAGCTCAACGGGCTGGCGATCATCCCGAACACCTCGCTCCCCGGTAACGGCATCTTCACGCTCGACATCTCTCAGGTGATGGACGCGGGCGACACGGTCAAGATCCAGGGCAACACGACGACCTGCTCGTACTTCATCAGCGGAGTGGAGGTGACAGCCTGATGGGCTTCTCCGTAATCCCGGAGCCTGCCATCTCCGGCTTCACGGGCCCGCAGGGTCCGGCTGGCACGATCCCGTCCGACCCGGTCTTCTCGGGTTCGGTTGCCGTGGACGACACCTCCGGCGATCCGAACATCGACATCAAGAAGAACGGGTCGATGCGGTGGAAGATCCGCTCGGCCGGTACGGAGTCCGGCTCGAACAACGGCTCCGACCTGTGGGTGGAAGCCTTCGCTGACGACGGCACCACGAAGATCAACGACCCGCTCTGGATCTCGCGCACCACCGGCCAGGTCACGGTCGGCATCGCCAACAGCTCGCAGGGTGGCGTGAAGCTCAGCGTCAACGGGGCCATCGGTATGCGAGACATGACCGACCCGCTCACTACGGGCATGGGTGCCCAGCTCTACTCGAAGGCCGGCAAGCTGTGGGCGCAGACCTCCAACGGTGCCGAGAAGTTCCAGATCAACGACTCCGTCTGGAAGGCCGGCAACTCGCAGATCAACGGCCAGTACCTCTGGCTGAACACGGCGGCTGGCACCTACCGAGCTCTCGGCTTCCGGACGGACAGCGTTGACCGCTGGCTCTTCCAGGTCGACGACCTCGCCGAGACTGGCAGCGCGGCCGGTTCGAACTTCCGCCTCTCCGCCCGCAACGACGACGGCACCTTCAACAAGACCGTCATCTACGCCCGGCGCGACACCGGCCAGATCGTCTTCAACTCGACCACCCTGCACGGCACGGCGAACCTCACCTCCGCTGGGGCTGTCGGCATCCGCGACCAGGCGGCCGACCCTGCCACGACCACGGGCGGCGTCTTCCTCTACTCGAAGGGCGGCCTGGCCTACGTCAAGCAGGCAGACGGCACCGTCTTCCAGCTCGCTGCCGGTGGTGGCACAGGCGCCGTCTCCTCGGTCAACGGATACACGGGCGCGGTCGCCCTGGCTGCGTCGGACGTCGGGGCCCTGAAGGCGAACGACGCGGCCTACCAGGCGAACGTCCGGGGAATCTTCCAGGGCGACGGCACGAACAACATCATGGAGTGGCGCAACCCTACGGGCGGCCTCGCTGCCCGCATCGGGGCGAACGGTAACTTCGTGGGCCAGGGTGCCGCGTACATGGCTGGCGGCCTCCAGGTCGGCGCCTCGTCCACCAACTGGGGTGGCGGCTCTGGCGCGATGCTCGGCCTGAACGACGCGACCACGCTCCCGTCCTCGAACCCGACCGCTGGTCTGGTCGCCTACTCCGAGGGCGGCGTGCTGAAGGTGCGCCAGTCGGACGGCACGATCGTCACTGTCGCCAACAACCCGACGATCCCCGTCACTTCGGTGAACACCAAGACGGGCGCTGTCTCCCTGACGGCTGCCGACGTCAGCGCCATCCCGACGAGCCAGAAGGCTGCGGCCTCGGGCGTGGCCTCGCTGGACTCGACGACTCGCCTGCCGATCGCGCAGATACCCGCGGTGGTGGCGAAGAACGAGTGGACCCCGCAGTCGCTCGGCTTCCAGGCTTGGTCTGTCGACCCGGCCACGCTGGCTACCCCTACCGTTGGTCGCACGATCACGATCGGGCGCACCTTCCTTGCGGGCTTCAACATCACCGAGCCGACCACGGTCAGCAAGCTCTTCGTGTTCGCCGCGGGTTGGGCCGGCTCGACGGCCGTCCCGGCAGCCCGCTTCTTCGCCGGCCTCTACGACGAGAGCGGCGCCAGACTGGCCACTACCGGCACCACGGCCCTGTCGAGCGTCGCAGCCGCTGGCCAGACGACAGGCTCGCCGACCGTGCAGCAGAGCTCGCACGCTGGCGCTGTGCCCTTCCCCTTCACCGGGTCGGTCACCTTGCAGCCCGGCCGGTACTGGGGCGCCTTCCAGATGAGCGCCGGTACGACCACCGACTTCTACTACTTCTACGCGCAGAACGAGGCGTCGACCAACACGTCGATCTTCCACAACCTGTCCACCGCGTTCGTCCGGAACGCCTACCTCAACGGGCTGTCCGGGATGCCGAGCACGGTCACGAAGGCCGACTTCCAGCTCAACCACGACCAGATGATCATGGCCATCGCGTAAGGAGTGTGCAAGTGGGAGCGTCGCTCTACCCGCCCCCGGTCGAGGCGCCCACGGTCGTCACGACCGGCCTGACCGCAGGCTCGGGCGTCACGGTCAACAACTTCCAGGCCAGGAAGATCAACGGGGTCTGCTCGTTCGCCTTCGACCTGGCCATCACCACCAAGTTCGACGCGGGCACAACCGCCCCGTACAACCTCGCCGACACCGTCATCGCCAACCTCCCGGCCGGGTACCGCCCGGCCCGCACGGTGACGGCGATCTACTCCACCGGCTACGCGGACGGCGAGTGCGACGTCGAGGCGACCGGCGATGTCACCGTCCGAACCACGAACACGTACAGCCTGAACGTAGGCGAGACGATCCGCTGCTCTGGCGCATTCGTCCTGTAACCCAAGGAGACCCCGCAAGTGGCGATCACTTCGTATCCCTTCGACAGCCAGGCTGTCACCGAGACCGACTACTCCCGTCTCTTCCGAGAGTTCCAGTCCACTGGCGTGGCGGATGGCGTAGGCGGCACCTCGCTCTACACCTTCGCGGACGGCACCGGCATGACCGTCAAGGTCAACTCCGGCTTCGCGATCGTGCGCGGCCACGCCATCTACTCGACGGCGACCGAAGTGCTGACGATCCCGGCATCCAACACCACCAGCCGCGTGGACCGCGTGGTCCTGAAGCTGGACCCTACGGCCAACTCGATCACCCTCGCGGTGAAGACCGGAACGGCCGGCTCGTCGACTCCGCCCGCCCTGACCCAGACGGACACGGGCATCTGGGAGATGACCCTCGCCCGCGTCACGGTCGGAGCCAACGTCACCTCGATCTCCGCCGCGTCCGTTCAGGGTGAGCGCAAGTTCATCGGCAACACGGTCGGCGGCTGGACCACCGACACCCGCCCGGACACTCCCCGCGTCGGACGCCTGGGCTTCAACCAGTCGACCAACACCTGGGAGTTCTGGAACGGTACGGCCTGGTCCGACATGGCCCCGACCGTCTCCTGGTCCTCGCTGACCGGCAAGCCGACCACCTTCTCCCCGGCCGCACACACTCACCTGTGGGCCGACCTGACCGACAAGCCCACGACCTTCTCGCCGTCGAGTCACACGCACGACTGGTCGCAGATCACGGGCGAGCCGGCCACCTTCCCGCCCTCCACCCACTCGCACTCCTGGTCCTCGATCACCTCGAAGCCGACCACGTTCGCACCGAGTTCGCACTCCCACTCCAGCTACCTGGAGTCCGGCGACACGATCTCCTGGGCCAACGGCTCGAAGAAGCCTCACGCCAACTCGGTGTCCGGCTCGGGCACGTACTACGCGGTGTGGGTCGAGGGTGACGGCACCTTCGCCCGGAACACCTCCTCGATCAAGTTCAAGGAGAACGTCCGCGACTTCGAGATCGACCCCGAGGCGTTCGCCAAGCTGCGCCCGGTCATCTACGACCGCAAGCCGGTTGAGGGTAAGGGCGAGCCCCGCAAGGACGAGGTCGGCCTGATCGCGGAAGAGGTCGAGGAGCAGTTCCCCTGGCTGATCAACTACCTCGACGGCAAGGTGGACGGGCTTCGCTACGACCTCCTCGGGATCGCCCTGGTCCCCGTCGTCCAGAACCAGGCCAAGCAGATCGAAGATCTCGAAGCGCGCCTGGCCCGCCTGGAGGCCAAGCTGTCGTGACCGCGATGGCCATGGAACCCAGTGTGCAAGTTGCGCTCGTCACGACGGGCGGCACCGTGTGTGCCGCCCTCGTCGGCGTCCTCATCGAGATGATGCGGCGCCAGGCGAACGCGATGAGCGAAGTGCGAGAGAACGTGCAAGTGGCGCGAGACCACGTTGCCAACACGCACAGCACGAACCTACGAGACGACCTCGACGCCGTGATGTTCCGGATCGACCGGGTCATCGACGGCCAGGAGCGGCACAGCGAGGAGCTGGGCGCCCTGCGTAGCGAGATCAGCCACGAACGGCGCGAGCGACTGTCTGTCGCCGAACGCCTCGACGACCACATCGAAGACACCCGCCCCGTAGTGGCCGCCATGCGGCGGCTCTCGGGCTGATGGAAGGAGAACGAACAGCGTGACCGCGCACATCTACCCCGGAGGCAACTCCACCGTCCAGTGGTTCGGCAAGGCGTACTCCGGCGACACCATGCCGCACCCGAACGTCATCGTCATCCACACCACCGAGGGCGGCTCGTTCCCCTCTTACGGAGGGGGCGGCTCGGCGCCGACCTTCACCGTCAAGGGCAAGGAGGTGCACCAGCACTTCTACGCCAACCACTCCGCTCGGGCCCTGGTCAACGCGGCGGGGGGCGTCGACACCAACACGCTCAACGTCATCCAGATCGAGCTCGTCGGCACCTGCGCCAAGGGTGGGCCGGGCCTCTTCTGGCCGGGCGCGTCCGACGCTGACCTCGCGGGCCTGGTCGACCTGGTCGACTGGCTGACCGACACCTACGACGTGCCGCTCGTCTCCACCTCGAAGTCGTGGCTGAGCTACCCGTCGAGCTACGGCTCGAAGAGCGGGCAGCGCATGTCCTTCGCCGAGTGGAACGCCTTCAAGGGGATCTGCGGTCACCAGCACGTCCCGGAGAACGACCACGGCGACCCCGGCAACTTCCCGATCAAGCGGCTGATCGAGCTGGTCAAGGCGAAGAAGGGCAAGCCGGCCACTCCCGCGCCGGCCCCCGCGAAGCCTGCTCCCAAGCCGGTCTCGAAGATCGTCGCCCTGAACGCGGCGGTCAAGCCTGGTGCCCGGCACGCGCAGGTCAAGGATCTCCAGAAGTTCCTGGTCAAGGCGGGCTACGGCCCGATCCCCGGCGCGTACAGCACCTACTACGGCCCGGAGACCCAGAAGGCGGTCGCCCGGTTCCACAACAAGAACCCCCACCTGCGCACCGCGGGGAAGTCGTACGACCCGGTCATCGGGAAGTCCGGCTTCAAGGAGCTCCAGAAGGAGGCTGGCGTCAAGTGAGCAAGCACGCGAAGCTGACGAGTAGGGGCCTGGCTCGTATCGCCGGGGCCCTGCCCACCAAGTACAAGTCCAAGGCTGGGCTGGTCGCGGCTGTCGTTGGCGTGGCCCTGTCCCTGGCCACCTACTTCGGCACCGACTACCCGCAGGTCGCGCTCGTCATACAGGCGCTGACCGCGTTCGGTTTCGTCGAGCAGTCCGACTCGGAATGAGAGAAGCCCCCGCTGGCCCATGTGGCTGGCGGGGGCTTTCTTCTTGTCTCAGTTCTGCTTGGCCTTCTCGATCTCTTCCAGGCTGACGACCTTCGGTCGCCGTCGAGCCGTCGTCTTCTTGGCCGGCGCCTGCTTGGCGACCTTCGGCTCCGGCTCGGGCTTCGGTTCCGGCTCCGGCTCGCACACGGGCTCGGCCTCCTCGACGACCTCCGCCTCTTCCAGCCACTCCTCGAAGGGCTCGGCGTGCTCCTCGCACAGATCCTTTGTGATACTGCGACCATCGCTCGCTGTGATGGTGTAAGTCTTGGCGGGGAACTTCTTGTCAATGTCGCACGCGGTCACTTGCAGCTTCACGCTCTCTCATCCCTCCCGCTGTGAATGTTGGTGTGACCACCACGATACCTGTGCATTGTTGACTGTGCTGGGTTACTGTGGAAGTGTTACTGACCATGATCGCTGCGAAGCGAGCATGATGACAACGGAGTCAGGAGGCACATGGGCAAGCGCAAGATCCAGGATGAGCAGGAGGTCATCCGCTGGTTCGAGGAAGGTCGGACCTACGCCTGGATGATCGACGAGTACAAACGCAAATACAACATCGATACCGTTCCTTCCATGTGGGGGAACTTCCGGCGACGCCGGGGTCTCGATCGGCGGATCGTGCGGGATGACGAGCTCATCCCCTGGTTCGTGAAGGAGGAGCACCGCTGGGCCTACCCCCTGGCCATGCTCCGGGCAGAGGCTCGGCGCCGTGCAGGCAAGGAGCTGACCGAGCAGGACACGTCCCGGCTGGCCAACTGGTTGGAGATGCTGAAGGAGGAGAACGCGGTCGTGCACTACGACCCGGACACCGAGGAAGGCTTCTTCTACGTGCCACGGCAGGAGGGCGACGATGACCTCATCCACGCCCCGAAGCAGAAGACGACCCCCCGGCCCAATGCCGACCGGTAGGCCGGCGCAGTCTAAGTAGAGCCCCCCGCATCCGAACTGCGGGGGGCTCTCGTCTGCCCACGGTAGGGGGAGTAGGTTGAAACTTCAAAGTTTGCGTTCATTACGTGCAACCATCTGCACACCTGGGGAGTCATACCTTCCGGAAGTGAAGGTTTGGTAAGAACAGCTTACAAAAGTTGACTTGACAGTGACGCAATGCTCATGCAGTATTGATCACCTCAGCGACACTTGCACAGAAGGAGGTTTCGAGTGGAACTCCACCAGGGGGCGGACACTTCTACTACGCCTGGAGGATGGTACGGAGAGTTCAGCTCCCCGGATGGGTTGATTCTGCTGGTGGTCGACGAGGACGAGTACGACTTCCACATCGACGCGAGGCCGGGCTACAAAGCCAGCGCCATGACGGCCGTCCTGAAGGCGGCCAGGAGTCGCGGCCTGGAGCCCCTGGACGAGGACGAGTGCGAGCCTGAGCTGATGGAGGACGGCACCGTCCGCATCTACCTGGCCCCCCTGACCGAGTACGCCGTACAGCCTGTCGTCCAGGAGAGGCCGGCCCGCTCGATCGCCAAGCGCGCGGCCACCACCTTCGCCCTGGCAGCCTGCGTTGCAGGCGCCCTGATACTTCCGAGCCCGATGCACCACCACTACCCGCAGGCCGTCACCGACGTCTTCAACCGCACCGATGACCACGGAGCCGAGAGGCCCAACCCCACCCCCGCATCGCCGAACAGAGGAGTACTGAGTGGCCCTGAATCTCATGGATCTACCCCAAGCCCGACCCGTCCACCCGAATCACTCCGTCCCCAGGGACGGGTGGGGCAGGCCGCTGATCGTTCCCGAGAGCGGCGGCAAGCCGAAGGGGCATACCCGCACCACGACGTTCATCGACTGCATCGAGGACAAGTCGAACTTGATCGACTGGCAGGGTCGGATGGTCTTGCTCGGCTCCGCGAAGCGACCCGACTTGTTGGAGAAAGTTCGAGGTCTGGACCCCGACGACTCCTCCGACAAGAAGCGACTCAACTCCTTGACCGAGCAGGCCAAGGACTCAGCCGGAGCGAATGAGAAGTCGCGTAAGGGCACGTATCTGCATGACCTGTCGGAGTACGTAGACCGTGGAGACCCGCTCCCCAGCACCATCTCGGGAGCGGATCTCGACGACATGGCCGCGTACATGATGGCCACGTCCGTGCTGAAGGTCATCGCGATCGAGCAGTTCGTCGCGGTGCCCGAGCTGTCCGTGGGCGGCACGTTCGACCGCCTCGCGTACTACGAGGGGCCTGGCCCGGACGGCAAGCCGATCGCGGGCAACTTCATCACGGACACGAAGACCGGCACGATCGAGTACGGCAAGCTGAAGATGGCATCGCAGCTCGCGGTGTACTCGCGCGGCAAGCTGTACGACCACACGAAGTTCCCCGTGAACGTGGACGACGAGAAGACGTTCAAGGCGTGGAAGAAGCAGGAGTTCTCGGCTGAGCAGGCGGCTACCGCTTACTCGCCGCTGCCTCCTGTGAACCAGGACTGGGGCATCATCGTGCACTTGCCAGCAGGCACCGGAGTGTGTAACTTGTACTGGGTCGACCTGAACATCGGGTGGGCGCTGGCGAACCTTGCACTCACGATCCGCAAGGCACGCTCGACGAAGGGCGCGATGAAGCCCTTCGTGACGCAGGCCACATGAACCGGAGTTGATTTCAACTCCCAGAGTGTGTAAGTTGGACAACGTCACGAGGGAAGCCCCGAAGACGACGAGGTAAGCGAAGGTTGCACACCGGCCCGGAAGTCGGTACGGTGGACAGCGACAGCGAGAGAGAGGGGAACGAAACACAGTGAGTGAACTGAGCGTCACGATCAAGTACGACAAGGGGCACGACGCCACCTGGGCGGTCTTCCGAGGGACGACCATGGAGATCAGGGCGGACATCCTGGACTTCTTCGGGATGGACCCGGCGACGCAGGTGGGGCTGAGCCTGAGCAGCGTCGTTACGAACGCGACCCAGATCGCACACGGCAAGGGCCTGATCGCTACGGCGCTCGGAGCCACGGTGGTCGAGGAGATCGCCGAGCCGGCCAAGCCTCCGACTGATGACCCGTGGGCGGCTGCGTCTGCCACCCAGTCCGCTCCTTGGCCCGGCAGTGCAAGTGTCGCAGAGCCGAAGAAGGAAGACCCCAACGCTTACATTCTCGGGGAGATCGAGAAGAAGACCACGGTCGACGAGCTGAAGAAGCTCTGGGCCGCGAACCAGTCCTTCTTCTCCGACGCGGCTGTCATGGCCGCTTGGAAGGCGAAGGGCAAGGCGCTCAGCGCCGCCTGATCCAACCGCAGTACCAACCAACACATCGCACCGTAACTGCCCGCGTGGGCAACGAACGAAGGAGATCAACACAGTGGCTCTCAACCTCATCGACATCCCGGTCCAGGGCGGCGGCTGGTTCAAGCCGAAGGACAACATCGACGCGCCGGCCATCCTGCTGGAGGTCCACCACTTCGAGCGTCAGCGCCCGACCCCGAACGGTCCGAAGGACTCCGTCCTCGCTGACGTGACCGTCTTCATGGACGGTGGCGCTCTCCAGGCCGGCACCCCGCAGGTGACCAAGGGCCAGAGGATCGAGCAGACCATCCTCGCCCGCGACCTGGAGACCATCGTCGGTGGCGCCACGATCGTGCGCCTGGAGCAGGTGCCCCCGAAGAAGCCCGGCGCGCACCCGGCGTGGGTGTGGCGTCCGGTGACCGACGCGGGTGTCCGCAACGCGGTCGTCTCGTACGCCGAGAAGCGGGAGAAGGCGGCCGAGGAGGCTGTCGCTGACGCTCCCGACTTCGACTGATCTGACTGTGTAAGTGTCGCTGCGAGAAGAAGGGAGGCGCATGAGCCCGCACCTGCGGGCGGAAGGGAGGGCCGGTGTTCGTTCGACCGACCCGCGACGAGTGGGGCCTTGGGATTGCCGAGGCTGTTGCCACCATCGCGGACTGTTCACGCGCCCAGGTGGGCGCCATCATCGTGGCCAAGCGAGGCCACTCGGTTCTGGGGCTCGGCTACAACGGCCTACCCCGAGGAGTCCCCGGCTGTGGGACTGCGGGCAACTGCCCGCGGGGGCAGCTCTCCACTGAGGAGTGCGCCCGAGACAGTGACTACTCCAACTGCGCGGCCGACCATGCGGAGCGCAATGCGATTCGAGACGCGCTCGACGTGAAGGGCATCCATCCTGACGAGCTGCGGGACTCGACGCTGTACGTCACGCGCAAGCCGTGCCCTGCTTGCACCACCCTGATCACTTCCGTAGGTATCGGACGCGTCGTCGTCCGAGGAGAGGAGACCGAAGAGTGCTCACCCCTGGAAGGTCCCTTGCGCTCCATGCTGCAAGCGGCCGTGAACTCCCGCGCGTAGAGGCGTTCGACGACCTCTACGCCATGGGCGTTCGCCCCCGGCACGGCGAGGTCATCATGGTCGCCGGACGTTCCGGCACGCAGAAGTCGGGCTTCGCCCTCTTCTGGGTTGCCCAGATGAACCTGCCGACGCTGTACTTCTCCGCTGACATGAGCGCCTTCACCGCCTCGTCCCGGCTCGCCTCCATGGCGACGAAGGACACGACCGAGATGGTCGAGGCCGGCATGGCTGAGGGCGGCAAGTACAGGCAGGCGTACATCGACGCGCTGGCCGACTCGAACATCACCTTCTCCTTCGGCTCGCCGATCTCCTGGCGCTCGGTCGACGAGGAGCTGGAGGCGTACGTCGAGCTCTGGGACCGGTACCCGGAAGTCCTGGTCTTCGACAACCTCATGGACTTCGAGGGCGCCGAGTCGGACTACACCGAGCAGATGGCCGTGATGCAGGGCTGCACCGAGATCGCCCGCCACACGGGCGCAACGGTCATCATCCTTCACCACGCGAGCGACAAGAACTGGGAAGCCAAGACGAACCCTTGGGCTCCCCCGTCCCGCGACCAGGTCAAGGGCGGCCTGTCCGAGAAGCCCGAGCTTTCGCTCTCCGTGGCTCTGGACCCGACCTCGCTGGCCTACAACGTGGCGTGCATCAAGCAGCGCATGGGCCCCTGTGACCCGACCGCTGGCCGCTACGCGACGATGATCTGCCAGCCGGAGTACACGCGCTTCGCGAAGGCGGAGAAGCGGGCCATCATCCAGGCTGCACAGGCCAAGCCCGCGGAGGAGTGGTCACCGACCAAGGTCGCATTGAATCTTGGTTCGTAAGTGTGATACTGTCGCAGACATCGCCGGGCGTCAGCTCGGCATTACTGGGAGGTGGTGTGCAAGTTGAGCAACAGCGTGGCGGCGAGGAACCGACGGAACAAGCGCAAGGGCGCTGACTGGGAGACCGACCTGCGGGACGGTCTTCGATCGCAAGGGTTCGACGTCGAGTCCCTTCGGTTGGCCGGCGCGGAGGATGAAGGCGACATGGTCATCCGGGAAGCTGACGGCAAGTTCCTGGTGATCGAGGCGAAGAACGCGAAGTTCGAGCCGGGGGTCTTCCTCGGTGAAGCCCAGGTCGAGCGCGAGCACTTCGCCAAGCACCGGGGCCTGGACCTGGAGAGCGTCGAGTCGATCGTCGTCGTCAAGCGGCGCGGCAAGAACTGGCGCAAGGCGTTCGTGCTCACCACCGTCGAGGACTACCTCGGGCTGGAGCAGGAATGACCGACGAGATGCTGGCCTGGCTCGACTGGGTGCTCGACCCCGACTCCGATCCGGCGATGGTCGCGATCGTTGAGGACTGGCTGGGGGTGAGGCCGTGAGGTTCCATCGCATCGACTCCGATCAGGGCGGAGGCTCGGACAGCAAGCCCCTGCTCGACTCGGTGATGCACCACTTCGACGTGGACTTCAACGACCAGCGCAACTCGGGCATGGCGAAGTGCCCCCTGCACGACGACAACACACCGTCGTTCAGCTACCGGCTCGACGAGGGCCTGTGGAACTGCCACTCCTGCTCGAACGGCGGGGACAGCTTCACCCTCATCGAGAAGTACCACGACATGCAGCTCAACAAGGCGATCGACTTCAAGCAGGCCAAGGCGTACGCCAAGGAGCACGGCCTGGAAGAGGGCGCGGTCGCCAAGCAGGACAGCTACACCAGCCGCTACGGAGGCGGCCGGAAGGCAGCGGGCAAGAAGCCCGGACAGAAGCCAGGCGGAGGCTACGTGCCGGCCTGGAAGAGGAAGTAAGGAGGAGAACAGCTTGGCCGAGCACGAACCGCTCACGCCGCTCTCGACGTCCCAGAAGGAGATGCTGGAGGAGGCGGTGAGCACCTACCAGGCGCACGTCACCGCAGAGACGGCCACCTACCTGATGGAGCGAGGCATCGGGCGGGACGAGGCCCTGGCCTTCCGGCTCGGCATCGTCGCTGACCCGGCACCCGGACACGAGAAGTACCGCGGGATGCTCGCCATCCCCTACCTCGGACGAGACGGCCAGCCGCTCACCGTACGGTTCCGCTGCCTCCAGGAGCACAACCACCGCGACTACTTCCACGGCAAGTACAACACCATCAAGGACGACATCCCCCGCATGTTCCATGTCGGGGCCGTCCACCGTGCAGGCGACGAGATCCACGTCACCGAGGGCGAGCTCGACGCCATCATCCTGAACAAGCTCGGCCTTCACGCTGTCGCCATCCCCGGCGCCAACATGTGGTTCGGCAGGCACCGAAGGATGCTCGCTGGCTTCAACCGCGTATGGACGTGGGCCGATCCGGACGACGCGGGAGCCGAGCTCACCGGCAAGATCACACGGCAGCTTCGCTCCGCCAAGGCGGTACGGCTGAAGGCTGACGTGACCGACACCTACATGGCACACGGGGCCGAGCACATCCTCTCCCTGGTGCAGAAGAAGGAGGACTGACAGTGGCAGAGACCGAGACGGTCGACACCGAGCAGGCACCGAAGAAGGGTGGCCGGAAGCCGGACCCGATGACGCGGGCCATCACCGACATGAAGCAGGCCGCGAAGCACCTCGGCGAGTACGACGTGAAGCCGGCCCCCGAGGGGCGCATCAACCTGCATGACCAGCGGGCAGCCGCATGGGGCAAGGAGTACGGCGAGAAGGGCACGTTCGACGCCCTGCTCCTGTCGCTCGCCTTCGAGGCGCTGGGCAGCTACGAGCACGAGCAGCGGTACGCGCTGCTTCAGCTCTCCGCCGTCGCCCTCAACCAGGCCGCCGCCCTGGACGGTAGGCAGTGAGTGCCGAAGAGGAGTGGGAGGCCACCGACGTCGAGCCGGTCGTCGATCACTTCTCCGCCGCGAAGCGGGCCGCCTCCATCGTGGGCGATCTGCGCCTGTCCCTCCGCAAGGAGGGCTTCACCAAGGAAGAGACGTTCGAGCTGGTCCAGATGTACTGGGCCTCGGAGTTGGGGGTGTTCGACTGAGTGCCTGTCGCACTGAAGCATGGCCGACTTGCCTACGTTGTAGCGCGAGGGGGGCACGAGGTGGTCCTGGCGAAGTTCTGCCAGTACGACTCCGACTCCCCTGGATACTTCGCCTACTTCGGGACCGAGCACACGGACTGGCCGGAAGACGTCGAGATCGTCGAGATCGCGGTCGCAAGGTCGGTGTGAAGTGATCCGACTGAAGGAGCTGCCCGGTGAGCCGGGCCCCACCCTGTTCGACATCTACGCCGCGATGACCGAGGAGGAGCAGGAGGCGTTCGCGCCCCACCTCCTGGGCCAGACGTCGGCCGACTGGCTCGCATCCATCCTGCGCATCCACGGACACGACGTGTCCGCTACCACCATCCGCACGTACCGCCGATCTCTTCGGCAGGAAGGAGGCTCCAGTGAGCGAGCTGCTTGACGGACTCCTCGCCAAGCCGATCGGCCCCACGGTCGCGGCCAGGACCACGGACCCCGAGAAGGACTTCACCCGGCAGATCGAGGTCAAGGGCGACGCGGCCGACGTCACCGTCCGGGCCGAGACGTTCGAGCAGACCGAGACCGCCGCGACCGACGTGCTCAAGGGCCAGGGCCTGGACCCTGCGGAGTGGACGGTCACCGGCTTCCGCTCCTCGGAGTGGACGATGGCCAACGGGGACACGGGCGTGAGCACCCGCTTCTCCTTCGCCCGCACCAAGTGTGCTACTGTGACAAGCGATCGGCCGGCTCTGGATGAGCTGCTTGCGGCGATCGACTCGACCCCTCCGATCGAACCGGTCACGCTGGCCGTGAAGGACGGCGAGGGCTACACCTTCATCGTCGCGATCGGCGACATGCAGTTCGGCAAGATCGACGGCGACGGCGTGGAGGGCACGCTCCAGCGCACGATCGACTGCCTGAACAAGGCGGCCGAGCGGCTGGCCGAGTACCGGCTCCGCTTCAACATCACCCACGTTCACGTCGCCTGGCTCGGTGACCACATCGAAGGCTTCGTGTCGCAGGGTGGCGCCAACACCTGGCGGACGCAGCTCACGCTGAACGAGCAGATCCGCCTGACCCGCCGAGTGATGCTCCATGCGCTCCTCGTCTTCGCGCCGTTGTGCGAACGACTGACGATGGCGGCAGTGCCGGGCAATCACGGCGAGGCCGTCCGGTTCATGGGCAAGGGCGTGACGCGGTACGACGACTCGCACGACACGGAGTCGCTGATCGCCGTGAAGGACGCGGTCGACCTGAACCCCGAGCGGTTCGGTCACGTCGAGTTCTTCGTCCCGGACACGGACGAGCTGACGGTCGTAGTCGAGTGCTCGGGCACGGTGGTTGCCCACGCCCACGGCCACCAGTGGAGGCCGGGCAAGGCGCTGGAGTGGTGGAAGGGGCAAGCCTTCTCGCGCTCCTCGGCCATGCACCAGGCAGACCTTCTGCTCGCCGGCCATCTGCACCACGAGCACGTCGAGTCGGACGGAACGCGCACCTTCATCCAGGTGCCGTCGATGGAGTCCGAGTCCACGTGGTTCCGGCACGCGAAGGGATCGAGCGGGGCGCCGGGCCTGATGGTCCTGGTCACCAAGGACGGCGAGACGAACACCAAGGAAGTTGTGCGCTGAGCGCACACGGAGAGGAGAACGCAGAAGTGAGCATCACCCTGATCGACCTGGAGGTCGACGACTACGAGACGGCAGAGCAGGCGACAGTCGACTGGTCCGTAATCGAGATCCCCGACGTGGCGGGAGCTGCACGCAGCGCGTCGTACAGCTTCGCCCGCGACTACGACGGAGTGGTCGAGCGCGAAGACATGGAGCAGGAGCTCCTGATCGCCTTCGCAGAGCGGCCCCGCATGGTTCGCGAGGTCATCGCCCAGGCGGACAACCCGGCAGGCGTGCTGAACTTCCGGGGGTATCGCATCCTGCGCGACAAGTTCAGGACGAAGGCCACCCACGCCCGCAAGCAGGTGTCCTACGAGGCCAACGCCGAAGCCCTCGGTGAGGCCGGATGACCTGCTACAACCGAGCCCTCGTCGAGCACATCCTCCCGGCCGCCTGGGACAGCGCGGCGGCCTACGGCATCAAGGCTGAACAGACCCCCGACGCCGACATGCCGCGCGGCCACAAGGACCCGAAGAAGGGCAGCCCGCTCTTCGTCCACATCGCCGACATCAAGCAGGCATGGAAGAGGACGGAGCTGACCACGGTCGAGCGGCAGTCGCTCGTCCTGCGGTACGGCCTGGACTACGGGTACGACGAGATCGGCTCCCACCGCGGCGTGAAGAAGTCCGCAGCACAGGAAGCCACGGACCGGGCGGTCGGCAAGGTGACTGCCTGGCTCAACGGCGAGAAGTACATCGACGGATACGACGGACTGGAGGACGAGCAAGGTGAGTGAGACCGCACCGGAGCAGCCGATCGAGGGCGTCGAGCCCCCGGCAGGGATGACCGAGTTCCACAAGGAGTTCTGGGACGACGCCACGTCGACCTACTACTGGCGTAACGGGCCCGTCTTCTCCCGCCCGTACAACGAGGGAGAGGTAGCCAGCCGGGACAAGCGCATGGCGCTCGACGGACTGCGCCTCCAGGCCGAGCAGGCGATCCCCTACCTCGACGCGCGGATCGACCTGAGCCTGGCGTACTTCGCCAACCCGGCGCCGACCGCAGAGGAGACGGCGGCACAGATCAAGGTGCTCTCCGACCTGGCCGCGTACAGCGCGGGCACACTGAAGCGCCTGATCGTGGTGCTCGGTGAGCTGACTGGTCGGCCGCTGTAACGGCCCGAGTGTGCAAGTGACGCAGGCGGTAGCCCTTCGGGGCTGCCGCCTTGAGGCAGTGAGAGACATCAGACTTCAAGGAGGACTTCAGTAGTGACGACCGACATCCAGGTTCCGTTTGGCCCCACGGGCGAGCTGGTCTACAACCGCACATACAGCCGCACGCTGGCCGATGGCTCGAAGGAGACCTGGCCGGACACGGTCCGCCGCGTAGCGCGCGGCAACCTCGCCCTCGTCCACGGCACCGACGAGACGGCCTGGAGCGACGACGTACGGGCCGAACACGACGAGCTGGTCTCCTACATGGACCGGTTCGCCATCATCCCCGCAGGCCGCCACCTGTGGGCGACCGGCGTGAAGGGTCGGCAGTATCTGTTCAACTGCCACGTCGCACCGTGGGGCGACAAGCTGAGCCGGCACTTCGAGTTCACGTTCATGCGCCTGATGGAAGGCGGCGGGGTCGGCGGCAACTACAGCTCGAAGTACCTCCGCCCGTACGGCGCCCCGCGGCGCGAGCTCGACGTCCACGTGGTGTGCGACCCGATGCACCAGGACTACGAGGAGATGAAGGCGGCTGGCCTGCTGTCGACGGAGTACGACTCCGACTGGGCCGGGGCCTTCGAGGTCGAGGACTCCCGCGAGGGATGGGCTGACGCCCTCGTCGACCTGATCGACACGTTCATGAGCGACGGCGAGGTGAAGCACAAGGCCCGCGTCTACGACGTGAGCCGGGTGCGCTGCAAGGGCTCGCGCCTGAAGACGTTCGGCGGTACGGCCAGTGGTCCTGGCCCGTTCGCTCGGATGCTCCAGGAGGTCGGCCGCATCCTGTCCGGCGCCGCGCTCGGCTGCGACTCCACGGACTGCGCCTGCAAGGGTGGTCACCTCAACCCCGTCGAGGCCATGGAGATTGACCACGCCATCGCGGAGTGCGTGGTGTCGGGCGGCGTCCGCCGTTCTGCCCGCATGGCCATCTGCAAGTGGGACGACCCGTTCATCGGGGACTTCCTCGACTGCAAGGCGGACGGCTCGAAGCACTGGACCACGAACATCAGCGTCGAGATCGACCAGCGGTTCATCCAGGCGCTCAACGAGGTGACGGACACCCGGCACGCGGAAGCGGTCGAGGTGCATCACCGCGCGGTCGGCGCGATGCTCCTGAACGGGGAGCCTGGCTACTGGAACAGCTCGTACTCCAACGAGGGCGAGGTCGGCGAGGTCATCGCGACCAACCCGTGCGGAGAGATCGCGCTGGAGCCGGCCGAGAACTGCAACCTCGGGCACATCAACCTGGACTACTTCGCCCAGTCGGCGAGTGGCGCGAGGCTCGACCGCAAGGGCCTGCTCCGCGCTCACGAACTGATGACCCGCTTCCTGATCCGAGCCACCGAAGGTGACGTGACGGACGCCGAGCAGGCGGCCAAGCTCGCCCAGAACCGACGCATCGGTGTCGGCCACCTGGGGGTGCAGGGCTTCCTCGCGAAGCAGGGCATCGCCTACTCGAAGGCGCCCACCTCGTACGCGTTCCGCAACCTGCTGAACGACCTGTACGACGTGGTGCGCGAGGAGGCTCGGGCCTACTCCTTCCAGCTCCGCATACCGGAGCCCGTGAAGGTGACGACCGTCGCCCCGACCGGCTCGATCGCGAAGCTCCCCGGAGTGAGCGAGGGTATCCACCCGATCTACGCCCGGCACTTCATGCGTCGAGTCCGGTTCTCCATGCCCGACCCGGCGCAGGCCGCGACGGTGCAGGAGTACCTGAACCAGGGCTTCCTCGTCGAGAAGTGCGTGTACGACCAGAGCGGCAACACGATGGTCGTCGCCTTCCCGACCAAGGAGAAGCTGGTCGCCGAGGTCGAGGGGCTGGGCTACGACCCGAAGATCGTCGAGTCGGCTGACGAGATCAGCCTCTACGACATGCTCAACTTCCAGGCCATGTACCAGACCGAGTACGCCGACAACGCGGTCTCCTTCACGGTGAACTTCCCCGAGGGCAAGTACTCCACCGAGGAGGCGGCCGGCATCATCAAGGCGTTCCTGCCGGAGCTGAAGGGCACGACCCTGATGCCGGACGGGACGCGGGCCCAGGCTCCGTACGAGCGGATCACCGAGGAAGAGTTCAACACCTACGCCGTGACCTCGATCGAGGACAGCACGGACGAGGACTGCGCGACCGGCGCCTGCCCGGTGCGCTGATGGCATGACGAAGACCCCCTGGCCTCACGGCTGGGGGGTCTTTTGTCGTTCGAGGCCCTGCCCAAGCGGCACGGGGGAGCAACGCTCGGACAGGGCCAGTCTCAGGGGTTGTGCATGAACGTCCGCCACGGTCGCGTGATGATCTCGCGGAAGGTCAGGTGCATCGGGTTACGCCCGGAGTGTTCCAGCGCCCACGACTGGGGCCCCTCCCACTCGCCGCTCTCGTCGGACTTCTCCGAGCACACGGCGCACTGCATCGCGTGCGTCAGTGGCTCCGAGTCGGGTTCGCGGTCAGGCGTGAGCGTCCACGTCTCGTGGCTGACGATCGTGTCCGGACCGCTCACAGGATCTCCCCTCGACTCCGAGCGTTGGCCTTCGCGACCTGCTCTCTCAACTTGGAGCGCGGTGCCTCTAACCCGCTGTGCGGGGCAAGGTCGGCCCCCTCCGCAGTCGTGCCCAACGGGTCGCCTGGATCATGGAAGACGAGCAGCCTGCCTTCGTGGCCGAACTGGTCGATCGCCTCGGACAGTGCCTCTCTCGCGGTGTTCGCCATGCCAGCCCCTCATGTCGTCCGTCACACGACAGCCTCTTGCGAGGGCGGGGTAGATCACAGGGACGGAACGTCCCCCTTTTGCCGCCTTACGCAGCCACTCCGAGGAACTCGGCGAGCTTCCGCAGTCCCGGAGGACGCGCCGGTCCAGCCCATAGATCGCTCACGATCGCGACGGCAAGGGTGTGGTGGGACATCCACCCAGGGGCGACCTCGCGGAGCTTTGTGAGGGCCTTCACGGCCCCCTCGGCATCGCCCAGGTCGGTGTGCGCCCGCGCCAGATCCAGGAGCAGCCACGTACGCCACGACGGGGGTGTGTCGGCGCTCAGTCGCATCCCCTTGGCGAGATGCAGGGCCTCCTCGGGGCGTGCGTGCTGCACGGCGAGGCGTACCCGCTCGATCCTGACCGAGGAGCGGCTGAAGACAGACACCAGCTTGCCGTCGACAGGCGGGGGCAGCTTGGAGAGCCGCTTGGTGGCATCCTCTGCGGTCGTCATCATGTCGCTGGCCGTGTCGTAGTCCCCCGAGCGTGCCGCGCTGGTCGCAGCCGACATGACCAGGCCACCCCACACCCGCACCTTCTCTGCGGTGTCCTCCTGCTCCCGCTCCACCTTGTCGGCGGCGTAGACAGCCAGGTGCGTGGCGTCGTCGAGCCGGTTCTGTCGCTGGTAGTTCCAGGCCACCGAGTTGCTGACCATGGACGCGAGGAGGGGGTCCGAGGACTGGTCGGCCGCGTTCATCGCGCGCTCCAGTGCAGACAGGGCGAGGTCGACCTTGCCCAGGCGGATCGCGAGGTGGCCGGCGAGCTGGAGTGCCTTGCCGAGGGCCGCCTGTCCGGCTGCCCGGTCGTCCACCTTGCCTACCGAGGCGAGGAAGCGGGCGTCGGTGATGATGCCGGGCAGCAGGGTCATCAGGCGGCCGAAGTGGGCGTCGTGGTACAGCGTCCAGGCGTCCGAGATCTCCCGGCGCAGGAGGGGTGCCGTCAGGCGCTCGGTGTCGCTCGGTTCGGCAGGCGGGGCGAACAGTGGAGGGCTCACGGCGCGGCGCAGGGCGACGAGCTCGGGCGGGTCGACCTCTCCGGTGGAGGGGACGCCGGGCGGGTCACCGAGGAGGGCGGTCAGCTCGACGCCGAGGCCCTTGGCGAGGGAGTGAAGGGTGGGGAGCCGAGCGGAGTGCTTCCGCTTCTGCTCCAGCTTCTTGATCAGGTCCACGGACAGACTGGAACGCTCCGCCAGGCCCTCTTGGGTCAGGCTTGCCATTCGTCGGAGCCGTGCGAGGCGGTCCCCCAAGTGCTCTGCCATGCTTCGAGGGTACGGTGTGCGCACTGAGTGTGAGTAGGCATGACAGAACCGCGCGACCAGCGGGGATCATGTACCCAAAATCAGTAACACTCGAACGAGCGATCCAGCTTTGGGGTAACCTCTGGGACGTGATGAATCGAGGGGGGCCCACCGTACGGGCCGACATTTACGTGCGTATCAGTAAGGATCTCACGGGGGAGGAACTGGGCGTCCAGCGCCAGGAGGAGGCGTGCCGGGAGCTGGCTGCCAGCCTCGGCATGGAGGTGCGCTACGTCTTCGTCGACAACGACCTGAGCGCCACCAAGAAGAACGTCACCCGCCCGGACTTCGAGGCGCTGCTTGTCAGCAAGCCCGAGGCGATCATCTGCTGGCACACCGACCGGCTCATCCGCGTGACGCGGGACCTGGAGCGGGTGATCGACCTCAAGGTCAACGTCCACGCCGTGATGGCTGGACACCTGGACCTCTCCACTCCTGCCGGTCGAGCAGTCGCCCGCACGGTGACGGCCTGGGCCACGTACGAGGGTGAGCAGAAGGCTGAGCGACAGAAGCTGGCCAACATCCAGGCAGCCCGAGCGGGCAAGCCGTACACCGCGGGCATCCGCCCCTTCGGGTATGGCGACGACCACCTGACGGTCATCGAGGACGAGGCTGCGGCCATCCGCGAGGGCGCCAAGATGGTGCTCCAGGGCTGGTCTCTGTCGGCCGTGGCTCGCTACTGGACGGAGCTCAAGCTCCAGTCTCCTCGCAGCCTCGTTCGGGGTGCCGACGCATGGACTCTGCGCGGAGTGAAGAAGGTGCTGACGTCCCCGCGCTACGTGGGGCAGTCGACGTACCACGGCGAGGTCATGGGCAAGGCTCAGTGGCCCGCGATCCTCGACGAGGAGACCTTCTACGGTGCCGTCGCCATCCTCAACAACCCGGAGCGGTTCTCGGGTGGCAAGCGGACGGGCCGGACGCCGGGAACTCTGCTCGCAGGCATCGCGCTGTGCGGGGAGTGCGGCCAGACGGTCAACGGTCGTGGTTACCGGGGCGTGTTGGTCTACGGATGCAAGGACACGCACACCCGGACCCCTCGGAGCATCGCTGACAACCGTGCGGGCACTGCAACCCTCGCCCGGCTCATGTTCCCCGACTTCCTGGGGCAGATCCTGGGCTCTGGGCAGGCGGAGGAGGGCGAGTCGGCAGCGTCCCTGCACTCGGAGGCCCAGACGCTGCGCGAGCGCCTTGACGGGCTGGCTACGGCTTACGCGGAGGGTGCGATCAGCCTGTCGCAGATGACGGCCGGCTCGGCGGCGATCAACAAGAAGCTCGAAGCCGTCGAGGCTGAGCTGGTCGGGTCGGCTGGCATCCCGCCGCTCGATCCGGTGACTGGAGTGGCTGGTCTGATCAAGGGGTGGCCTGGCAGTCCACTCCCGACGCAGCGAGCGTGGGTGGACTTCTGCTTGGTGGTCACGCTGAACCCTCAGCAGGGCAAGCACACGCGGAACATGACCACGGACGATCATGTGACCGTCGAGTGGCGTGACGTAGCCGAGTAGCAGATACGACGAAGCCCCGGCTACCCCCTTTCGGGGGTACCGGGGCCTTGTCTTGTCGTCAGCTACGGGGCGACGCGTCCGTTCTCGCTGAACGCGACGTACGTGAGCGGCATCAGCTCGGCGAAGTGGTCTTCCATCTCCTCGGCCACCATCTCGATCTCCCGCTGCGGGAAGCTGGGCTGGATGGCGTCCGCGCTCTGGGTGCGCAGTCCGAGGAAGTGCATCAGGCTGCGGGCGTTGCATGTCACGTAGTAGGAGGTGAAGATGCCCACCGGCAGGACCATGCGGGCTACCTCGCGGGCGATGCCTGCGTCGAGCATGCCTTGGTAGGCGTCGTACGCCTCGGTGTAGGCGCTGGTCATGTAGGCGGTCATGCAGTCGTGCTGGCCGGCGTTTCCGGGCTCGAAGATGTAGGCGCCGGGCTTGCCGACCTGGACGAGGTTGCGGTTGGAGTCAGGGACGTAGAAGACGGGCTTCAGTTCCTTGTAGCGTCCCGACTCCTCGTTGTACGAGTGGCCGGCGCGGTGACGCATGTGCTCGCGGGCCACGAACAGCGGGGCCTCGACGTAGAAGGTGAACGAGGTGTGCTCGAAGGGGCTGCCGTGCCGGTCCCGCATCAGGTAGTTGATCAGGCCCTGGTCTCGGGTCAGGTCGACGACGCGGTCGTGGCTGGCGCCCACGGTGCTGACTCGGGCCGCGGTGGCTACGTCGGAGTCGGTGGCGCTGTGCTTGACGAGCTCGACGGTCACGTCACTGCGGGTCTGGATGGTGGTCATGCTGCGGGGGTCTCCTCGTCGTACATGTAAAGCTCGTTGACGTGGTGGATCTTGGTGCCGTACTTGCCCTCCAGATCGGAGAGCGTGCGCCTCAGTCGGTCAGCCTCCCGACTCAGGCCGAGGCCGGTGTGGAACACCCGCTTGGGCTGGCGTCCGTTCAGGCGGCCGAAGGCGGCGACTCCGTTCAGGGTGTAGACGTTGTCCCGGTTGAACTCGGGGTAGATGCGGGCCTGGTGGAAGCCGTAGACGATCAGGATGTCCTCATCAGTGACCGGCTCAAGCGGTCCAATGTGAAGCGACACTTACACAGCCTCCCCGAGGTGGGCCAGGGCCTCATGCAGAGCCTTGACGGTGATGGTTTCCTTGCTGTCCCGACTGGCGTGCTCCTGGCGCAGCACCTGGTTCTCGGAGACGAGCTCCTGCACCCCAGTCAGCACCCGAGCCATGTTCCTGGGGCTCCAGACGTTGCCGTCCAGCGGGCGGATGAAGGCGGAGCTGAGCTGCACTCCGATCACCTTCGCGATCTGGGCCACGATCTCTCGGGCCTCCCCGCCCTGCGAGTTCTGCTTGTAGGCGGCCTCGCAGTGGCCAGCGCGGCACAGCTCGACCTCTCGGACGACGTCAGCCAGGTCACCAGCCAGCCCGCCCACCTTGGGTGCCGGCTCGGCCTCCAGGTGCTCGATCTCAGCCGCCTTCATGTAGTCCATCGGACCCTCGAACACCATCGACTCAGCCTTGATGGCCTCGATGTCCACCTCGCCCGCGTTCCGCGCATCCTCCGCGATGCGCTGACCCTCGGCGACCCAGTCCCATCCGTTCGTCACTTGCTCGACTCCTCTCGTTGCGTCTTGACGTGCTTCTTCACCGGTAGATCAGGGGCATGGTGTCGGCGTTGCGGTCCTCGAACTTGCGGCGGCTCTCCGAGGTCAGGTGCCAGCCCCCCTGCTCGCAGAGGTACGCACGGTTCTCCACCTTCAGGCCCCGCCGCGTACCGTGAGCGTCAGCCCGTCGGGTTCGCTTGGCCTGGGCCTTGCCGAGTGCCTTCTCGGCGTTGTGTCGGGTCATGAAGTCTCGCTTGTTGCCGCACTCGCACGGCCTCCACTCGCAGGTCACAGCTCGTTTACTCCCTTCCCGGCGCCGACCTTGGCGGGCGCCTTCTTCTTGGCCTTGAGGCTCGGGTCGTCCTTCTTGAACTTGTCACAGTTGCACGTATCCAGGTGGCACTTGCCACGGCTTGCACCGTCGACCGCATGGGTCCAGGGGGCGTGTCCACACTCGGGGTTCCAGCAGTAGCCGGGCCACCCGTCCTTCTTGCCGTCGTGGTTGGCGAGCATGACGCCCGACGACGTCAGGGGTACTACCTTGCCGGTGCCACCGAAGCTCATCTTCTTGGCGAAGCTCTCCGCCTCAGCGACGGCGCCGAAGGGGCCGAAGTTCAGGCCCTTGCTGCCGTCCGCCCAGGTGTGCACCATCGCGAACATGTCCCGCATCTGAAGCATGTCCCCGACCTCCTTGATCACAGCCTTGGCCAGTTGCTCAGGGCTGTCGAAGGTGGGGTCTTCGAGTATGTCGACCACCTTCTTGATCTCATGGGCTCGGGGGGTGATCCTCACTCCCGACCTCCTCTCTCGATGACCCGCACTCCCCAGCGCCGGGTGTTGACGTAGGCGATCATGTTCTGTGTCGCCGTCTTGCTTGGGCTGTACCAGTGGCCGCCTCGCTTGAAGAGGGGCGTGTCCCGCTTGTCCTGGATCACGATCTCGGTGCCATCAGGCAGTTCGTCGAGCTCTCGGATCGTTCTGATGGTCACAGTATCACACGCTCACACTTGCACAAGTTCGGCAACGCCGTGCAGCTTGGCGTGCAGGTCATCCACCGACCCGTCGTTGATCAGGACGTGATCGAAGGGCCAGTCGTCGAGTGCGGTCTCGCTGATGTGCGCTCGTCCGTACTTGTCCTTGGTTGGGCCGACGTTCGGCCTCTCTACCCGGATCATCACGCCACCTCGGTCGACGACGGCTTGCGCCTCGTTCGGGAAGCGCACGTCGGTCACCACCAGGCCCGGCGCATCATGGTGCGAGGCGAACAGGGCCTCCACCCACACGTCCTCGCCGAGCACGCGCCGGCCAGCCTCTGTGCCCGTGCGCTGGAGCAGGGAGCGAACCTCGGGGTACGTCGTCTTGGCGTAGTCCCACCCGGTCTGGTCGACCAGCCTTCGCAGGCGCAGGCTCCCGGCACCGTAGTGTCCAGGGATCAACGGGTTCACCGCGTACAGGAACTCTCGCAGCTTGTCGGCGTAGGCCGCCTGCCTCCAGCCTCGTTCGACCAGGGCGTTCGCTGCTTCGTTCTTACCGGACCTCGCGTAGCCGCTCAGTCCGACGATCAGGTCGGTCACTTCCAGCCCACCTTCGCTTCGACTTCCTCCCACACACGCAGGCCCTGCACGTTGGTGCCGACGTAGTCCTTCACGTCCTGCCGGATCTGCGCTGCACCCTCCATGCCGAACGATCGCGTCCACTCGGCCGGGTCCTCGATGTCCACCGTGATGGTGATGGCAACCTTCACTGCTCGTTCTCCTCGGGGTAGATGGGGAAGATCAGGGCCGCCGCCTCGGCGTGCCCGGCGTCAGTCAGTCGGTCGGCGCAGTCACGCTGTGCCGCACGTGCGATGTCCATCAGCTTGGCCACCGACTCCTCGTACTCCTGGCCGTACTTGTCGTACGTCAGCTCGGAGATGGCGCTCTCTACTGTCGGTGCCCACCGCGGAACACCATGGATGTACTCCCAGCCGGTGCTCTGCCTGCTCAAGTCAGACCGTCTCGAAGTAGAAGGACTCGTTCAGGTCGCCCGCCTTGACGAGCTCACCATCCAGGCTCAGGAACTCACGGTCCTCGGTGATGGCGACCGAGTGGACTCGGGCCCGGCCTTCGATGAACGCGATGCCCAGGTCAGTGATCGACCACCTCTGCTCCTGCTCGCGCTTGGCCAGCCCGAACCAGGCCAGCTTGGCGAACACCGCGTACTCCGCGTTGGTGAGGTCCATCTCGTCACGCTTCAGGGCGTCGCCACCCTGGAGGTACAGCTTGCCGAGACCCGAGACCTCGTTCTTACCGATGCGGCTGCGCTTCTGCACTGTCGTGCTCCTCTCACCGTGGCTGCCTTCGTCAGGAGGTGGGCACCACCCCACCCCGACCCCCGAAGGGGTTTCGGCACACTTGCACAGATCAGGAAGTCTCGCGGTACCCGTCGAAGCAGTAGACGTAGGACGTGTTGCCTACGCGGGCCCAGCACAGGCGGTGTCCGAACACGGTGCCCCAGTACTCACGGTGCGCGGCCTTGTTCTTCTTGGCCCACGCCTGGCGCTTGGCCGGGTCGTTCAGCTTCGGGTTCAGGTACGTCACGTTGCCAGCGCGGTCGACGTAGTACGAGTACCCCTTGCCGTTGCCCCGCTTGGCCGCGTCCCAGTGGCAGTTCGTGTCGTCTCCATCTTCAGCGCACGGCTTGCTCGGGATGTGGAACACGGGCACGTACTTCACCTTGGCGGGCAGGGTCACGGGCTTGGCGTCCGAGGCGGAGGCCGGCGAGTTCCAGGTCAGCGAGCCCAGCAGGGCGAGGGCGAGGAACGTCAGGACGTAGCGGGCTGCGGTCTTCATCAGGTGTCTCCTTCATGGTGACCTCTCCAGTGCGGGGAGGCTGCGGCTTGGGGGGAAGCTGGTACCGGTAGGCGGTCAGCTTGGGAATCTCACGCGGCTCGGCGACGCCGTTCTCTACGGCCACGGCGTACACCTCGGCGAACTGGGCGACCGCCCGTTTGATGATCTCGCTGTAACTCAGGCCGGTCGGGGCGAGGGTCTTGATGTGGCGGGCCAGCTCCTCGTCGACCCGCGCACTCAACTGGCGAGGCATGTCGCTCACGTCAGGACCACCTCCTGGAGAATGTCCCCCTCCTCGGTGATCAGGCGAGCGTCGATCAGCCTGCTGCCCGTGTCCCAGTAGTGGCGGCCGAGCTTCCAGCACATCCCGCTCTTGATCAGCAGGGCGAACAGCTCCAGCGTCTCGGTGTCGTCGAGCTCGCCTGCCTCGTGGCTCATCAGGTCGATGACCAGGTCTCCCATGCGGCTCACTTGGAGCCCTCCTCGATCTCGGTAAGCAGCTTGCTCGCCAGGCGGAAGCCGATGAAGAAGAGCGCCAGGTCGGCGTGCCCTTCGAGCGTGTTGTTGGTGGGCGTACCGAACTCGGCGGTGTCCTCCTCGTAGGTGCGGAGGTCCACGAACTGGCGCCACTTCTCGACGGGGTCGGCACTCATGCCAGCCACGGCGGCGGTGTCCTGGATGGGTTCCCGGTAGTGGGTGACCGCGTCAGCGTGCTGGCCCCCCTCCTCCTTCACGTACTGCTCGACCAGCTCGACCACCTTGTCCCGTACGTGGGCGAGGAAGTCGGCACCGTCACTCACGTGCGAGGCAGGCTCGGCGCACTCGGCGAGTCGGGCCAGGGTCGGGGGGTTGTAGTGGTTGATCCGCTCGATGATGTCCATCGGTCACACCTTCACAATGGTTGGCTCTTCAGGGAATGGAGGTCCGCTCCACCCGACCACCCCTCCGGGTGGTTTCGCCTTGATGTGGTCACAGTATCACTGCTGCGCAGGTTGCACAATGTCAGCCGTATCGGATCTCTCCCAGTGCCGCGAGCTGGATGATGACGTCGGCCGTACCGGCGTCGATGTGCGAGGCGTCGATGCCGTCCTTCTCGGTCCGGTCGATCCAGGACTGGACGATGTAGCCGTGGTACTCCTGGTTCACGAACTCCTGGTCGAGGTCGAGGAGTCTGCCGTATGCCACCCGCACCTGGTCCTTGCTCAGGTAGTGGACCGCCTCGACCTCGCGGTCACCCTCCAGCCCCAGCCAGGTGTCGTGCTCACCCTCGACGATGGTGTACGCCTTCCCCGCGGGCAGGCCGGCGAACTCCTCGCCGCTCGGCTCGATGGCCCAGTAGTTGATGCCACCCCCGGCGCCAATGTCGATGATGTCCTGGACGTTCTCGTCGGTCAGTGCTGCGAGGATCTTCTCGGTGATCACTGGCTTGCCTCTCGGGTTGGTGTAGGTCTCAGGCGCTGACGGCGATGCGGACGACGGCCTCGTTGCCCTCGTACTTGTTCTGCCGGACGTGCTTGCGGGTCAGGGTGGTGGCCTTGTCCTTACGCTTCGAGTCGCGGTGGTTCACGTCGTGGGTGCGGAACTTGGGGGTCACTGTGGTTCTCCGATCACGTGCGGCAGGCTCATCAGCGGGGGGATGCCACCCACCCCGGACCCCCGAAGGGGTTTCGCCTTGTCAGTGCAGGTTCAGCAGGACGATCAGCTCCTCGGTCGTCACCACCTCCAGCTCGTGTCTCACGACCGTGCCCTCGGTCACCACCTCGGCCTTGCCCTTGGGCCCCTCGATCAGCTCGGGTACCGGCTGTCCGGCGAGCTCCAGGACGTACGCCTCGTAGTCGAGGAGGTCTCCGTGCTCGTCGTCCACGTCGTAGTCACCCTGCGCATGGCCCTCCAGGAAGGTCATGGCCGCCTGCTTGTTGCCTCCGACCATCAGCGCCCGAACCAGCTCGTTCGCCTCGGAGCAGGTGAAGTGACCGCCCACTCCCGACGCCGTCATCTGGTCACCGAGGATCTCGGCGAACACTCCGATCGCGGAGTACAGGTCCGAGACCTCCTCTTCGGTGTCGCGCTCGTCCTCGACCAGGTCTCCCTCGACGAGGTAGCCGTAGCTCTCGGACCAGTACAGGCCGGACGCCGAGGACTGTCCGGGCTTCAGCCCACCACCGCAGGTCTTGCACTTGTACGCGCCGCCTTCGAACGGGTAGAGGATCGGGCCGTTGTCGGCCAGGCACCGCACTACGTTGCTCGGGATCATCGCTGTCACACCTTCACAGTCATGGCTGCCATCATCAGGAGGCGGGAGCCACCCCACCCCGACCGCCTCTCGGCGGTTTCGGCTTGCGTCACTTGCACACTCATGCCGCAGTAGCGAACATGGTTCCCCTCGTAGACGTCCCGACCAGCTTGTCTCTCCACACCACCCAGGTCACCGCCTGGACCACCGAGGGGAGTTCACCCAGGCGCTGGGCAGCCTCCCGGTAGCAGTGCGCGATCAGGGCGTACCGACCCTTGGCACCCAGGCCCCGGTCACGGGCGCCGAACTCCTCGCCGACCGCGATGTCGTGTGCGTGCCTGTCGATGCAGACAGCGTCCGCGTCGGTCGGGTCGAAGATGCAGCGGTAGAAGTGGCCGGTCTTGCGGTCCATGGGCAGCACCTCGGCCGGGTCGGCACCCGCCAGGATCTTCGACGCCTTGGCCAGCGCGTCTCCCAGGTGCCTGGCCGGGGTGCCCGTCTCGTACGCCTCCGTAGCCAGCTCGACGTTCAACCACCATGCCGTCTGCGGAGACAGCGCTGCCAGCAGGCCGGCGCCGATCCGGGCATCGCCCTCCGCCATCTGCTCGGCCAGGCGGTTCGCACTCGGGTACCAGTCCCGCCCCTGCAACTCCTGCTCGGCGGACGCGTCCAGCCACGTGTCGATGATGTTCCGGACGTACTGCTCGCGGGTCTTGGCGTCGGGCTTGATGGGGATCATGGTCTCTCGTCTCTCGGGTATGAGTGGCTGCTCATCAGGACCCAGGCACCGCCCTGGGCCGACACCCGGCCCTCTGAGGGCAGTTGACCGGGCGTTTCGCATGGAGTCACCGAGCCCCGACCAGCCTCGCCGCCTGGTCGGAATCTCATGTGAGGTGTTGCAGTGCACATCCAGGCGTTACCGCCTGAAGAAAGCGACCTCCCAGTTGCTCCCGTCACGGTGGCCACGGTGGTCACGTGTGACTGTGTTGTGCATGGTGATCTGCATGTGGGGCCTTTCAGCCTCGGTGTCTGGTGGATGCCGTGCTTGGTTGGCTCATCAGTGACCGGTAACCAACCGGCCAGACGCCCGAGGGCGTTTCGCCTTGCTACTCGTAGTGCGATGCCGCGATCTTGTCGGCCAGCTCCAGGACCCTTCTCCGATCTGTGTGCTCCAGGTCGGCCAGGAGCTCAGCCAGCTCCTCGACGCTGTACTCGGGGGTGATGCTGTATCCGTCCATGTGCGCTCCTCGGGTTGGCTCATCAGTGACCGGGCACCACCCGGCCAGACACCCTCACGGGTGTTTCGCCTTCACCGCGCCCCCACCTCCCGACTCCGGTAGCGGGCCCAGTCGTGCTGCTCGCCCTCCAGGAGCCAGGGCAGCGGGTCTCGGCCCAGATCCTCACGGGGGCTGAACACCACCCGCGTCCCTTCCGCGGGCCGCACCTTGCACTCGATGACCGCTCCCCCGGCTGCCGCCCGAAGCAGTTCCTGGATCTTGCTCACTCGCTCTCCCCTTTCGATGTTGTGACAGTATCACAGCTTGCGCAGGTTGCACACTCACAGCGCCATGAACACTACGTCCGGCTCACCTGCCGTCCAGTTCGCGACGCGCTCCGTCTCGACGAACCCGAACTGCTTGTAGTAGTCGGGCAGGAACCCGTCGAAGCAGTCCAGCTTGCTCGCACCCTTGTGCGTCACCGCGTCCCACACCAGGTCCGTACCGCGGCCCTTGACCGTCGAGAACAGACCGATCAGCGTGCCGTCGCTCGCCACTCCGAACCCGGACTGGAAGTCGTTCGTGAGGTAGTACCTCGCACCGCGAGGCATCTCGCGGGGCTCGCTGGTCGCATCGGCGATGCGCTGGTTACCCGTCCTCGCCCAGTCAAGGGCGGCGGTGTACTCGTCCCATGCTGCGGGGTGTACGTACGTGGTCACACTCGTCCCCTCGGACAGTGAGCAGGCTGGCTCATCAGCGGTCGGCTACCCAAGCCGGCCGGACGCCCCGCAGGGCGTTTCGCCTTCATCCGAGTCACTTACCTCCGAAGCGCAGGGCCAGGGCGTTCAGGTCGTTGCGCAGGAGGCGCTTCAGGACGCTCTCTTGGGGCGTCTGGCGGGCGAGCTGGTTCAGGTTCACGGACTCACCCTTGCGGAGCTGGATGCTCATGATGTCTCCCTCGATTCGAGCAGGCTGGCTCATCAGCGACCAGGAACCACCTGGCCGGACCGCCCTTCGGGCGGTTTCGCCTTGTCACACTTTCACACCAGGGTCAGAGTGGTGACCCTCGTAATCTCCACCGTCACCCCCTGCTTCTCCAGGTACTGCGGGCGGTAGGGGTCGTAGGCCGCATCGGCGACCAGCCAGTCGGAGTCGAACTTGTCGGCGCCGGAGATGTTGCCCACCCACCATGCGGCGAGTTCCTCCTCGAAGGGCCAGGTCACAGCGACCTCGTCCTCCTGGCCGTTCCCCTCGTTGAAGAGGACCAGGTAGCCGGGCACCCTCAGTGCGGGCTTCGGCGGGTTGAGCTCGATCAGGTACTCGGGGTACCCGAACTGTGCAGCGTGGTCGTAGCAGCGACCCGTGTTCTCGCCCCTACCGTTCCGGTAGTAGTGCGTGGCGCTCTCGGAGCAGATCGTGCAGCGCATTTCGCGTTCCGTTCTGTTGTTACAGTATCACACCTTGCGGTGTCGGTCAACCGCCCGGTTCGGGCGGGACCTGGCACCCCCCTTGGCTTTTGCAGCACGGGCCCCGCTCCCGTAGAGGCGAGCGGTCCCGAAGGGGGCTTTGCGGGAGCCCGTAGTGGCGCTCCCCCGGTCCCTTACTGGCGACCGGTACTTCCTGCCCTCCCCGCTTGCTTCCAGACTGTGTCCCGCGCCGTTCGGCGCGTTCCGTTTCCGGACTGTCCGGGGAGGACAGTTGGGCCCTGGGTCACGTCCGTTCACCTCCGACACCCTGGATTGTGTGGCATCCCACTCACCAGGACAGCGCCTCAGAGGCTTACTCGCGCTCGCTGTACCCTGACGTTCGCCGGAGGAGCGGGTTCCCTACTCACACTCGGACTGCGCCGGATACCCGACCCTCGTGCTTCCGTTTCCCCACGCTCTCAGTCACCGTCTACACCGCTTGCGGTGCGTCGTACCAAGTTCGTGTCTTGCTGTGTTGCTGAAGCGACAGTATCACACTCGCTTCGGGTTGTGCAAGTTGCGCTTTGCTCGGCGTGCGTTGTGCAGGTGAGCCGCTGTTCGCCACTCGGTAACCGTTCCCCGGACCATCGACATCCCGGTTCACTCACCCGCTGTGCTGCCTTGCTGAGCTCGACCTTACAGGCTTTCGCTCGATTGTGCAAGTGTCGCTGTCTTGTCCGTCCCGCCTGCCTTGCGGCTTGCGGTGCGTCCCGTTGTGGCGACGAGCCAAAGACTGCACCACTTGCACAGATCCTGTCAAGCCTTGCAGGTCAGAGCACGTTTCCCGTGGCTCTGAGAGCCGTTCTCAAGGGCTTTCCGGGGCGCGCTGGCCCGTTCCCGCATGCCCTGGGAGATGAGCCGCGAGCGGGCAGCGCAGAGGGGCGCGCGAGGGTAGCACAGCCTGGGATGGGGTGGGGGGTGACCCCCGGTGGACGGGAGCGCTGACCGCCACGTCTTACCGGCCAAGATCGCGCCACGGTTTCAGGGTCGATCTGAGCGGAGGCCGAGGGTGCCGGCCAGGGCCTGGCGGACGTGGCCAGCGGTCAGCGACACACCCGGATTGGCATCGGCGAAGAGACGCAGCATGCCGAGCGGGGAGTCGGAGGGCGGGGGCGTCTCGGCCAGCTCGGCACCAGCGATCTGGAGGGCGAAGCGGAGGTCAGTGTCGTTGTCCATGTGTGCCAGCGTAGGGGGTGGGACTGACAGCCGGCACTGGTTTACCGGGGCGCGACAGCGCCCCCAGGCCGTAAGGTGCACTGCTTCGTGGCGCCCGGCAGGGCGCCCTTGCCGCTTCGCCCCTGACTACTACCTCGCCGTCGCCTCACTTCCTGGTGGCCGCCGCCAGGCGG